GAGTTCGATTCTCTCATCCCCTGCTAGTTTTATTAAATGGTGATATGCCGAAAAGCCGCATAAATACTGAATGAAAGGAGCTTTTTGGATATCATCATTTTTCTTATAAAATCAAAAGGTAATCACAGAAGTAATCAAAGAATGTTTGTAAACGCCGTAAGGGCGTTATTTTTTTACTTTAAAATGGCGGATAACTGTCTAATTTATGGCGGTTAATCCGTCTTTTTTTATGCAAAAATATAGTTGAAAGAGAGGTAGTGTGAATGTTTTCGGATGAAATTAGAGAAAAAATCTTAAGCAAAGAAGAATTACAGAAACTTGACTTAGTGACATTATCTCTCGTTATCCACGCAATTGAAGAAGTCTTGGAGGAGGTAAAAGATGATAAACAATCCTTATCAGACAACACCTATGATGAATAATAATTATATGCCTATGCAGAATCCATATGCGGATAGAATGAACTTTTTGCAAAATTATCAGCAGAGCTTACAACAACAGCCTATGCAGATGAATCAACAACCTATGCCACAGCAGATAGCAGGCATTAATGGAAGAATAGTACAGGCAGTTGAAAATATCAACGCTAACGAGGTCCCTATGGATGGCTCGATGGCATTTTTCCCGAAGCAGGATATGTCGGAGATATATGTTAAGGGCTGGAATGCTGACGGAACTATCAACACGATTGTGTATAAGCCTTATACAGCCCCTAAAGATAGCCAGACAGTAAATTCTATGGCTAACGCAGAAAATGCTAAATTTACCCTATCAGACGAAAGCACACAGCTATTCTTAAATAAGTTTGAAGAGTTATCAGAGAAAATAGGACAGTTGGAAGATAGGTTTGATAAATCTTTAGGAACACAAAGAAAAACTTCACGAACACAAAGCAAAGGCGGTGATGAAGAATGAACCCAATTAACATTTTTCAGATGATGAAAGCTGGTCCGCAACAGTTTATACAGCAGATGATGGGAAATAGTCAAATTATGAGCAATCCTATGATGAAAAACACTATGCAGATGGCACAGCAGGGCAATATGCAAGGCATTGAACAAATGGCTAGAAATTTATGTAAGGAAAAAGGATTAAATGCAGATGATGTATTTAATCAGATAAAAAGCAGATTTAATAATTAATAGCATATTAGATGTCTTTGCAAATTACCTGGGTGACATCTTTATGAATAAATTAATGGAGGTAACTAATATGTTTAATTCAAATTGTGCCAGTGTGCCACTTGTTGCAAATATTGATGGCAACAGTAATAACAATGGCTGGGGAGATGGCGGATGGCTTTGGTTCATTGTTGTAATCTTTGCAATATTTGGTGGCTGGGGCGGTGGCTTTGGCGGATTTGGCGGTAATGGTGGAGCATTACAGGGATATGCGACACAGGCTGACATTCAGAGAGGCTTCGATAATTCAGCGGTTATCAGCAAGTTAGATGGCATTTCCAACGGACTTTGCGACGGCTTTTATGCTATGAACAACAGTATGCTCACAGGCTTTAATGGCATAAATACAAACATTATGCAGACAGGCTACGGCATCCAGCAGGCTATTAACGCTGATACAGTCGCTAATATGCAGAATACAAATGCTTTACAGTCACAGCTTGCTAACTGTTGCTGTGAGACAAGAGAAGCCATTCAGGGCGTAAACTACAATATGGCAACTAACACCTGTGCTTTGCAGAACACAATGAACAATAATACAAGAGATATTATTGACAGTCAGCAGGCAGGAACGAGAGCCATCCTTGATTTCCTGACTAATGACAAGATAGCTACATTACAGGCAGAGAACAATGATTTACGCAGAGCTGCTTCACAGGATAGACAGAATGCACTTCTGACTACAACAATGGCAGCGCAGACAAATCAGATAATCGACGCTGTAAGACCTACACCAGTACCATCATTCCCGGCAAGCAACCTTTACGGATATGCTTACGGATGCGGATGCAATACAGGTTGCGGATGCTAAACAACTGAATAATTAACAAGTATCTTAATCAATTTTAATCGGTTTAATTCTTGGTTTAACTCGGTTTAATTCAATTTAACTTGATTTAACTCAATTTAATCGAGTTAAGTATCGAGTTTAACTCGAAAGAAAACTCGAAAGATTATGTCTGCTAAGCAGTATTACTTATAATCAAAGGGCAGGCTATAATGTTTGCCCTTATTTTAATTATCTGGAGGTTTCTAAAATGGAAGAATTAAAAAATAAGTTTATAGAAGCAATTAAAAGCATAGATTTTAATAAGCTTAGCATCTACGAATTAAAAACTGTATCAGAAATTTCTGATACAGTAGATAAGATGGCAAAGAAAGATTATACAGAATTGCTTAAAGAGTCTATGGTTTCAATGGGAGTAAAAACTTCAAAAGAAGAGAAGCCTAAAACAATAGGAGAAATGAAATAAGGGGGTTTTTATTATGGCTGAATTTTCAAATGTTGCAACACAGACAGTTGCGGTAAATGGAAATGTATTATTTACAGATGCACCAACATCTGTATGCAACAAAGGATATATATCACACAGAACAGGAAGCGGATTAATCAATCTCAAAGGTGCTACTAACACTTGCAAGGCAAAGTACAGAGTAGAATTTAATGGAAATATTGCAGTACCGGCAGGTGCTACAGCAGGTCCTATATCCCTTGCGATTGCGATAGAGGGCGAACCAGATTTATCAACACTTGCAATTTCAACACCGGCAGCGGCAGAAGCATTTAACAATGTTTCTATGGCTACAGATGTATGGCTTCCTTGTGGTTGCTGTCAAGCAATCTCTGTTAAGAATACATCTACACAGGCTATCAGTGTTGCTAATGCAAATATCACAATCAACAGAATAGGTTAAGAAAGTGAGGTAAACAACTATGCATATTGAAAGAATACACAAAATGGTTGAGTGCCTTACCGAAAAGACACTATCTGAACTTGATAAGGGCATTGAGAATGTCAATACAGAGGAAATGAGCGAAGCGGTCGATATGATTAAGGACTTATGTGAAGCAGAGTACAAGGCTGTTATCGTTAAGTCTATGAAAAAAGCTGATGAAGAGGAAGAAGAGTACAACAAGGAGCTACTTAGAGCCTTAAAAGACGAATATGGAGAAGAGGGTGGCAGAAGATACTATGATGAATACAGATATAAGACTACCGGTAGATTTGCTCCTAAAGGCAAGGGCAGTTATGTAGGCAGAAGAGGATACGAAGAACCACCTTATTACCATATGTACCCAGAGCGTGATATGGATAGAGAATATGGCAGAATGTACTATACAGAGCCTACAGCTACACATACATCTGAAAGTGGCTACGACAGGGCAAAGAGAATGTACACAGAAACTAAAGAAATGCACAAAGCTAATACACCAGAGGATAAGGAGCATAAGATGAAGTCACTTGACAGCTACACTAAGGAACTCGCAAGCGACATTACAGGTATGGTTGCCGATATGTCAGCAGAAGAGAAAAATTTACTTAGAACAAAGTTAAGCACTCTTGTATCTAAGATTTGATTTTAAAGGCTATGAGTAGCAATATTCATAGCCTGTTTTATTTAAAAAGGGGGCATACAGATGATTTTTACAATCAATGGTACAATTTGGCACATACAATATAAAAATTCAAATTCAAGCGAATTAAGGCGGTCGGACAATACAATCAGCTTAGGTGCAACTGACAGAAACACGCATACAATATATCTGTCAGACAAACTACAGGGATTTATGCAACGCAAAGTTTTGATACACGAAATCTGCCACGCTGTCTGTATGTCCTATGATGTGTATTTGCCTATCGAACAAGAAGAGATATTGTGCGATTTTGTGGCAACATATGGTGATGAAGTATTTGACATTGTTGATATGGTTTTAAGAGCAGTTAGGAGAGTGGGATGATGAGTATTGATGAGCTGTTAAAGATAATTCAAAAGACTAATCCGACTATGACAAAGGAAATATTAATATATGAACTTAGTCAATGCCGGTATTCAAGTAAGGCATTGATTTATACAGAAAGTTGTTGTGTTGACAATAATATTTAAAAATGCTATTATCTAATAGATGTAAACAATTGATAATTAATATATCATTTTACCTTAATAGAACCATAGTGGAAAGTTGCATTGATACATTTTTGTATAGGTGCAACTTATTTTATTTTAGAGGTTTTATTATGAGAGTTGTAAGATTAAAAATGTATCAAGAAATGGCTAGATTTAACAATCCATCAGCACCAAGAGGTGCAGATTGTTACCCTTTGCCGCCATTTAGCACAGTTAATGGGTTTATTCATTCAATGTGTCAATGGAAAATGTATCATAAATTAGATTATTTTGTTACTGGCAAAGGAATTTATAATACTAAGGTGCAAAAAGAATGGCACGGTGGCTATAATTTCAACAAAATTAGCGATGAAATGCTTAATCGTTGGGATGTCATAACAGATAACGCAAACGGAAGCCACACCGGCTGGGTTAGTACAGTTAAATATCATCTAATGCTAGTTGATTTATATACAACTATATACATCAAAGCTGATGATAGTGACATAAATGATATATACCATGCGTTACTAAACCCACCGGTATATCCATCATTAGGTGAGTATGGTGATTTATGCAAGATTGAAGCAGTAGATATTGTAGAACTTAAGGAGCTTGACAAATCCATATCAGCTCCATTAGATACACAATCTTATATTCCTGTTAATAAAGGCAATTTTGCAGGAACTATATATAGAATTAATAACAAATATGAAATTATCAAAGGTTTTAGGCGATTCCAGAAAGTTTCTTGTTACTTAGTAGATAAAGGACAGGAAGTTGTTAGCAATCTTTTTGATGATGATAAGCCAATTATTTTTATAAACTAATTTAAAACCCACGGAATATAGGTAAAATTTTTCTTTGCCCCCGTGGGTTGACTTTTTGTATTCACAATTTCAATTTTAAAAAATCTCAAAATTTGGTGCAGATTTCGTTCAAATTATATTTTAAAAATTGAAAAAATTTTCCCACAAAATTATAATGCGCCGTTTCAAATACCCCCGTCATATGCAATTTTGGAATCTAAAAATCGGTTACACAGAATTTCAATTTTTGCTCCTGATTTCGTTCAGATTCGCTCTTAAAAATTGATGAAAAACTTTAACGGATTAAAGTGCATTATATAAACTTGACCGGCTGCGGTTCGTGCTTGCTTTGACTTTGTGACTTTGTGCTTTGCCCTGTACAGCGGTTTTATTGCGCCGATGTAGATTTATAAGCCTACAAAGCAAAACAGTCTTAAAATGCTTTTAAATGCATTGTATAAAATGGATATAATACGCCTGTTGAGCTGCCGTCAGTTCTGGAGAATTTGACAGAGCGTGCGCCCCAATTGGGTACACTTGTACACCTAAAAGGCGCAAAAGCCTTATACATAAGCATAACATTATTGTATTAATTTTTCAAGGTACGCAAAAAAAGCATATTAATATATGCTAATGTATCCGTAGGAATTAAACCCATACAAGCCACCAGATAACGCTAAAAGGGCGCAGGATGTACGCCCTTATTCAATATATTTTTTGTAATGTTCTGGAAAGTTGAAAATCCTTTCTCTTCCTATGTTCTTTGGTTTAGATGAAAATCTTTCTAATCTTGTTGAGCTGCTATTGACATCTAAATCTAAATCATTGTAACACTGTTCGCATTCTAAACGCACTATCCAATTAAATGAGCCGCTATCATATTGATATAACATAGCTTTAGCCTTTGGATAGGCTTTTAGATAATTTTCGATAGATTGAAATTGTAAAGCAGTTTCTTCAAGTTTTGAATATCCGTCAATTTTTAGCCAGTGTACATATTTCACAGTACCACCTCCATATTTTCAAAATTTCCCAGTTATCCGGGTAAAAGCAAGCCGGGGAATCGAACCCCGGAAAAGCCGACCTTGCTAATTATGCTAAGAGCTGCAAAAGCTCCGCGCGTTTAGTCTGTATCAATTCCTTTGCTTTCATAAAGTCAACCGCGCCGCCTGTCATGTATTCGATATATTTCGCAGCGCTGATATATGCGTCAAATTCTGCCTTGTATGCCTCATCAAAAGCATTTTCTAATTCTTTGCTTTCTGGCTGTTCTGTCCATCTGCTCTCTGCTTCGTCTGCGGCTTTCTCTAGCTGTTCCAGCTTTTCCAATTTTTCAAGTAAAATCTTCATAATACAACCATCCTTTCATTGTTTGTCCTGTCTCATTAATTAATATTACAAGGCTTTTCATAGCGGATGACCGCTACCGTCTCGCCCGTGCTTGCAAGTGTTCCCCAGCCGTTCCACATAGGACCATTCAAGCCTAATAACTTAGGCTGGTTATATAGTTCTTCTCTCTGGCTTTCTGCAAGTCTGCCGTTATTATAGCCATAAACAAGGCTTTCAAACTCTGCCGCCGTCTTGATTTCCGTTGGTAAATCGTAAACGCATTTATTACCATTTTCTAATAAACCTATTATCATTCTGTTACCTCCTCAATGTATATTCTCTCTTCTGTTCCTGTCTCGTCATCTTCATAGATACCGCCGAAATCATCAAACCAGCTTTCAGCTCCTCGGCGGTTGTATGTCTCACCGTCTAATAAAATTTTACCGCTTTCTGTTACAAGTCTGTATTGTTTATCCATGTTTGCGTCCTCACTTTCTTTATTTAGTATCTTAATTATAAAGCTATCGTTATATAATTACAAGTCGCAAAATGTAACAAATATATAAAGCTATCTATATATTTTTATTGTGCAATATGTATAAAGCTATCTATATATGAATATATAACGCTACTATATAATAAAGTTATCTTTATATTTGTATTGACTTTAATATAACGCTACTATATAATAAAGTTATCTTTATAAAAGGAGTTGATTTGATGGCAGTATCTAAAGCACAAGCAAGAGCGACAAAAAAATATGATAATAAGGCATATTTCAAGAGCCTTGTGAGATTTAAGAAAGAAGATGAGGAAAGAATCAGAGCCGCCGCGGGCAACAGCTTAAACGGCTTTATTGTTTCGGCGGTGCTGGAGAAAGTGCAGCAGATAGAACAGGAAGAGGAAGCGGATCAGCTTAATAAAAATGAATGTCCATTTTAATTTATTTTTTCAATTTTTCTATTGACTATATAACGATAGCGTTATATAATCAAGGTACATTAAAAGAAAGGGCAGCGGAAACGCTGAAAAGGTGGAAAATATGAGATTATTTTTAGCAATCAAAAAAGACGAACAGAATAAAGAGTATATAAGCGCAGTCATTAATTCCAGAACATTCCCAAGCACATATGCAGCGGATAACAGAGGCGCGCGAATCGTGGAATTACCAGAGATTAAAGAGGGCGAAGATATTTTGAATTGTCATATATGTTTATAAGAAAGGTTAAAAGGTGGACAAGATGAAAGCTATTGAATTATTAAACAAAGCTGTTGAACTTGGATTTGACAGAGAAAAGGCACTTGCAGACATAGATGCAAGCCTTGACGAAATAATCGGAGCAGAGAACAGAAAGCCAATCGCAGAAGAGGAAGTCAGCGAAGAGCTGACAAATGATATTTTATTAGGTTTTGAATGTGAAAAAGAAAGCAATTAAGAAAGGTTAAAAGGTGGACGATATGAAAGCATATTATACAAGCATATATAATGAGGGAATGATTGGTGAAGTATTAAGACATAACACAGCAGAAGAAGCTGAAAAGTATCTTGATAAAGAATGGAACAGGCTCACAGAAAGAGAACAGAAAGGATTTAAACCAAGAACGGCGGACAGCTTCAAGGCGTTTGAGATTGAAGCGACAGAAGAACAGCTTGAACAGATAGAAGCTGGTGACATTGCCCCAGAAGAGCTTGAAATAAGAGTCATTAAAAACATGTTATAATTATAAAGCGGTGTATATCTGTTATACATCGCTTTTTTAATGCCTATTGATTAATTATATTTATTGTGTTATTATATTGCTAATAATTAAATATAAGATTTACACCCGATAATTACATAATAGTTATCGGGTTATTTTTATGTTATTAGTATATATCAATAATAAGCTGGATAAGCTCCAGCAGAAAGGGGAACAGATGGAGAAAGTACAGGAAACAGCAGACAGCGAAGAAATTTTTGAAAATGAGATTGACATGCATTTTAAGCGATTCTGCACAAACGAAAATATCGAAGATATGACATCAGCTCCGCAATCTCTCTTTTATGCTGCTTTGATTTATGTATACAATAATACTTTTAAGGGTACTAATAGATTAAAATTAAAGGGTAAATTACAGGGATATAATAATAATAATTATAATAACCAGTATAGTAATATTAATAATAGTAATTGCAATAGTTATAATTATGAGTATCTTAATTATATAGCAGACTATTATATATATATGTGTTATAAGTATAATAAAATATGTACTATATCAGGATATTGTAAATTAACTGGTATAAATGAAGTAGTTATATATAATTGGGCTAATGAACGAACAAAGATGGATAGACTAAGTACATCGGCTTATGATTTGTGGGAAAAATTGTCAAAAGATTATGAATCTAGCGGAGAGGCTCGCCTCTGGTCCGGTAAAAACCCAGTCGGACAGCTTGCGGTTATGAATCGCCGCTTTGGTTGGAATCTTCCAGGCGTGAGCAGAGAAAGCACCACGAAAGTCATTAAGACAGCCGCAGACCTTCCGCAGCTTAACACATCTGACGACGCTCAAGGCTCTAATGTTCGTCAAATTGCACAGCAAGAAAACATTGTGCAAGATGTACAAGAAATCCCACAAAGCCAGTAAACAAGCGAATTGTAGCCGTTTGCCTCACGATAACATGATTTCGCTAAAGTTGAGTTTAGCGAAGTGATAAAACAGAACATTTGAGCGACAAAAACACGACAAAGCCAGCAAACAAGCGGATTGACAGCAATTATATAATAATTATCTGCTCCGCAGCTGGTCTGCATTAGCTGTTTTCGTTGTGCAAAATGTATAACGCATGGCGTGGGGGTTATTAGTTTTCAGATTTTCGCCCCAACTAAGTCGCTCAAATATTCTCAAAAATAAAAAGGCTTATTATATATATTTATATATACATAACCAATCAATAATAATTTATTAAACTATATAAAATAACCATTATATTTATTAATATATAGCTTTGATAATAACTCACATAATATAATCAATAAATCTACTGTACAAATCTGATAGATAGGTGTATAATAGACACATCTTAATTATTCATAAGATATTCAATAAGCACATCAGAAAACGGCTAATTCAGCCGAGTAAATTCCAAAAAATTTTAAAAAATAAAAAAGAGTTAGGAGTTAGAAATGCAGTGCGATAAGTATCTAGGTTTGGCTATGGCTATGCGTACTAACGATAAAAAGTCTACAGATAGACTTGAGAAAAAGACTGATGATTTAAAGATAGGCAATCGTGGTGAAGATGCGCCAAGAATTGAGCTAGGTGGTGTTATCAATGCGGCATTAGGCTTATCTGGTGAAGTTGGAGAGCTTAATGATATGCTCAAGAAATGGGTTTTTCACGAAAAGCAGTTAGATTTTGAACATTTAAAGCGTGAAATCAGCGATGTATGTTGGTACTTAACTTTGATGTGCGATTCTTTTGAGTTCAACCTTGATGAAATCATGCAGATTAATATTGACAAGCTGAAAGCCAGATATCCACAAGGCTTTGATACCTACAAAGCTAATCATAGACAGGCAGGTGATGTTTAATGGGAAATGCTGAAAATAATGGATTTTGCGTTAATTGCATAAATAAATCATTACTATTTAGCGTAGAACCATGTAAAAGCTGTGTTAATAACGGTGGTAAGAAAAATAGCTTTACTCCACTTAAAGATGTTGCTCCTAGCGTCAATGAAAAACCGGTAAATGACAATGTTAATCATCCGAGCCATTATGAGACTGGCAGTTTTGAATGTATAGATGTTATGTTGGAAACACAGGGCAAGGAAGCCGTTAAGAACTTTTGCTTATGCAATGCCTTTAAGTACATTTACAGACATAATAACAAGAATGGCTTAGAGGATATTCAAAAAGCCAAGTGGTACATTGACAAATACATAGAATTGTCAGAATAGTCGTGTCAGTCAATGAAAGTATAATGGTTGCAAAGGATAGTACACTGCGACTTGTGGCGAATGCATACTGGGAATAGCCACTATTGCCCTTTAGTATAATGGTTAATACACAGGATTTTGATTCCTGTTATATGGGTTCGATTCCCATAAGGGTAGTTTATTTTTCTTTTTATTTGTTTGGCTGTTCATTATTGTGTTTTTGCATTTTACACAGAACAGTCCTCCTTTCATGTACCTCTTTGGATTTTGTTCAGTTAAAAGCGGTGCAAGACCGCTTGAGAGGGTTTGGCGTGTATATACATAGCCATGTGAAAACCAACTTATCAAGAAGCACTCCTTATCAAAACACCCCTAATATTTTATTGTTTCTGTTCTTGTTTCTTGATAGCCGTTACAGGCGGTATTTGCAGATATGGTGTAATGGTATCACAAGAGATTGCTAATCTCTCTAACGAACAAAATCGTTATGCAGGTCCGATTCCTGCTATCTGCGCTAAAATCCTTTTTCAAGTCTGCGTGCGTAAGCTGGTAGCAGACTAATACTAGTTAGAATAGGGTTTTGGTTCTGACAACATAGTGTGAGATAGGTTCAATTCCTATTACAGTCGGTGTACCCTTGGAGATGTGGTTCTTCGAGGTGTGAGGTTCGATTCCTTAACTGGGTGGTGAGTATGGTGCAAGTCCATATGTCAGATTAACAGCAAACTAGGTTAGCTACCGAAAAGCACTTCCGCTGTGCCTGTTTGTTGTTTTTATCAATTAAGCGGAGTATGTATCACAGGCATACATAAATAATATCAAGCGGAGGTATTTAATTATGGCAACAATTAGAGTGCATAAAACAAAAAATTACACGGTTATGAGTAATACTCATTTAAGGGATAAGAATTTAAGCCTGAAAGCAAAAGGATTATTATCTGTAATGCTTTCATTGCCCGATAATTGGGATTATTCAATAGCTGGGTTAGTTGCAATAAGCAAAGAGAATGAAACAGCCGTTAAGTCGGCTTTAAATGAATTAAAAGATAATAATTATGTTGCAGTTACCAAGGAAAATCCAACAAAAAGCAATGGTGGAAGAATAAAATACACTTACGAGGTTTACGAAGAACCGCATAAACAGAAAGTAGAAAAACAAGATATAGAAAATCTAGGGGTTGAATGTCAACAGGTAGAAAACCACGGACAATTAAATACTAATGAATTAAGTACTGATGAATTAAATACTAATATACAAAATATTAATGAATTAAATACTAAAAGTAATTCTCTTGACAGAGAACAGTGTAATTCTTTTTTACCCAAAGATAAAAAAGCGAAAGAGTTTAAGCCGATAAGCGAATACTCTCAAAGTGATTGGGAAGTTGCCGAAGAGAGAATGATAAGCAGAGCTGGCAAGATAGCTTATGATTGGACTAATGATAAAACACTCAAAGAAAATGTAGAAGCATTCTTTAAATACTTTTTAGATAAACACGGAGAATGTACTGGAGAATATCACTACCCATTAACAGATAAGGTTTTATCAAGAGTAGTAGATAACCTAACAAAAGAAACTGACATAGAGCGTGACGGATATACAGATACCTATTATGCGGCTATAAGTGATATGGACGATAATACAGACTACAAGATGTTAGTTGATGAATATTTCAATACAAAGTTTTCAGCACAATGTGATTACAGCTTAGTTCACTTTTCTTCTGAAAAGGTTTTAATTAACATTATGAATCACGCTTGTAAGAGTAGTTGGTGTGAAAGTAAGGAATGGTAAGGAGTGATTATTATGGCAGCAGGCGTACATCCACTAAACAAAGATAAATTCTATGAAGCAATTAATTTGTACATATCGGGGCAGGTTTCGCAGGAAAAAGCGGCAAAGATAGCAGGCTGTAGCAAACCAACATTCCTTAAATACGCTAACAAAATATATGGCGGCGAGGAATTACCGGATAATTTATGGGGGAAGAAGTGATATGTGTGAATTTTGCAAAAACTGGCATGACAAAAATACAATTTGCGGAGCAGACATAAAAATTCATAAATGTGTGAATGAAACTGAATTGACAACTGCACAGATTATGAAAAACACGAATGATAATAAACCGGGTGCTGTTATTTTTCAGGGTGGCATAACTAAAGGGTATTTTGAAATAAACTATTGCCCTATGTGTGGTAGAAAGCTGGTGGAAGAATGAAAAATAAAGCAAAAATCATAATTGCAAAGAATAATCAGTTTGAATTGTTTATAAACGACAAAAAAACAGAGAATGTTATTGCACTAACAGATATTAGAAACTTGTATAGAAACGATACGTTGAAAGAAATTGACATTACTTTGCTTGTTTCGGAAGTTGAGATTGTTAATATGCAGACAGGAATAGCAAAGAAATACCCACCAAGCAACGCAGAATGACCAAGAATGGATTTTTATTTGATAAGCGAGGGAGATTTATGAAGCACGAAAAAGAATGGCACACTTGCGACAGGTGCGGGAAAGAAATAACAAGGAACGGAATTTTAAATACCACATATGAACTGTGCTATAAATGCATGGAAGATTTTGAGAGGTTTATGAGGAATAAACGAGGATAAGACTGCCATATTGACAGAAGACATAAAAATAAATTGTTAGGAGCGTTTGAAAATGCAAATAATAGCAATGTTTGTAATAGCAGGAGCCGCATTTTTGTTTTTAGGCGTATATTTTCTAATCGACCATATCATAACAGGACAAAGGCTCAAAATAAATCAAAAGGCTTGGGATGAATACAGTGCAAATATGGATTTTGATAGAAAATTTGATGCGTATTTGCCTTGGTGCACAGAGCAAAAAATAAAAAACGGATGGCACAATTATTATTTTCCGAGATTTTAAGGAGTGAGTAACGATGAGTAAACCTGGGTTATGTACCACTTGCATTAAAAGAAGAAGATGCCTTAAACACTTTATTGTGTGGCTTTTGGGTATTGCGAAATATGTTCATAGCACAAATTGTTATGAACCGGAATGGAAAACAACATACAGAAACGGAAGTGTGACTATGGATGATTGTTCAAAATGCAAATTCAGCGAAGAAGATTATATTTTTGATGAAGAAATAGGAGACGAATATCCCATTTATACTTGTAGCAAGGGAAATGACACAAGCTTAGACTATGAGTGTGAGGATTTTAAGGAATACAAGCCGAAGAAATATAAAGAGAAAGATACAAAGTGCGATAAATGTGAGCATCTTGAGATTTGTCTTGATAAGGGCAATGTTATTGATTGTAGGACAGTTTGCGATACAAGAAGTCATTATATAGCTGACAGAATGGGGTGCGTTAAAAATGAATAACTGCAATTTAACCACCTGCCGATACAACAAAGACAACAAATGCACAAATGATGAAAAGAGAACAGAATGTGTTGAGTTATCTGAAAAAGTAATGGGTATTGATGTTTCTGTTGAGGCAGTTAATGAGTACGCAAAATCAATCTTAGGAAGATACCCTAAAGACAATATGGAGTTTTCAAGAGCTTTAGCAATGAAAATCTTAGAGGAAACAAAATCATTAGAAAATAGCACAAAAAAGGAGTGAGGTTATGTTAATAGTTGCATTGCAAGATGATGTAGATAATCTGTATGCAATATGGAATACGGTTACGGATAGGTTTTTGGGTGTAAACCTCACGAGAGACTGGGCAATGGATGCGATAATACAATACAAGCATTGTTCTATAGCAGAAGCTAATTCAAGGCTGGATAATCCACAACCATTTTCTGCTATTGCAAAGGCTATTTGCAATAGCAATATTAAAAGTAGATTAGATGTGCTACGCACAAGATGTCACGAAAGTGCAAGAGACAGTTTTGATAAAGGCAATTATGGAATTTTACATATAGTTACAGCAGATGAATTAAAATAAAAAAATTACCGGCTAACAAACGGAGTTAGTCGCTACCCTAAAACAATTATAGGCAGAGGTCTGTAAGGCACTTCTGCTAAAAGGCGGAGGTGCTTTTCTTTATGGCTAGTCAGAGCCTTATTTCTACAGTTAATGGATATGAAAATTACATAGAGAAAAACGGAATAGACGAACAGGTAATTAATGCCTATGTAGACGCTTGCAGCGTAGCCATAAACGGCGAGAAAGATATTGAGTATGGACTACAACTTACAGAAAGGGCAAAAGAGCTTGTAGAGAATTTTTGTTTGGCTAGAACAGGCGGCACGATATGGAGCTTGGAAAAATATGCTTTTGCAAATAAAGTAGAGTATGAATTGATTAATTGGTTTTACGATATTTTGCTGATTGAAGCACAAAACAAGGTTGTTGACAGCGGTTTTAGGTATCTTGAAAAGAAAAGAGAGCCTAAAGAGCGATTTTATATGCCACGCCGCAAACAATTTATAAAAATGGGGCTAACAGAAGCATTGCAAGGTATGATTGATGATAAATACGATATATTATGCGTGTCATTAATACCAGGAGCAGGGAAAACAACCATTGAAAAAATGTTCAATGCTTTAGTGGCTGGCTGGTTTCCTAATGACTTTTGCCTTTTTTACTCTCATTCGGGTGACATTACACGAATGTACTACGATGGTGTGTATGACATTGTTACAAATTCTGACGAATATGCGTGGAATGAAATTTTCCCTAATCTTACAGTCACAAGCACCAATGCAAAGCTGGAACAGTTCAATGTAGGTAAATACAAGCCATTTCCTAGCATACAATGTACATCTGTCGGTAGTAAAAATGCTGGTAAAGTTCGTGCAAGCAAATTTTTACTTGTAGACGATATGATTGGTGGTATTGAAGAAGCACTTAATCCTATTGTGCTTGATAAGCTATGGGATAAATATGCGGTAGATGCCAGACAGAGAAAAATTCAGGATACGGACGGACATAACTGCAAAGAAATACATATTGCTACACGCTGGAGCGTACATGATGTTATCGGAAGAATACAGAATATGTACGCAGGTAATAAAAGAGTTAAGACTATTGCTGTACCGGATGTAGACCCGATAACAGGCGAGAGTAATTTTGATTATGAGTATAGCGGATTTACAAAAGAGTTTTTTGAAGACCAACAGCTTTTAATGGATGAAATTTCTTATAGGTGCTTATACAAACAAGAGCCTATCGAACGTGAGGGATTATTATTTCCTGATGATAAAATCCGCAGATACCTTAATCTGCCACACGGAGAACCAGAAATTATCACAGCACAATGCGATACAAAGGGGAAAGGTACGGATTATTTCGTATTACCTGTATTACAGAAGTACGGAGAAGATTACTACTGTGTTGATTGCGTATGTGACAACACAGCAGATTACGAAGAACAATACAGAAATGCTGCAGGTGTACTTGTAAATAACAAAGTGCAAGAGTGCGAATTTGAGCGTAACGCCGGTGGAGATAGGGTTGCAATGGAAGTTAATAAGCGTGTTGAGAGTGTAGGTTGGATATGTAATATTACAGATACGCCTACAGAAACAAACAAAGAGGCAAGAATTTTTCAATGTTCTAACTGGATTTTGCAACACATTATTTTTAAAGACTCATCACTTTACAAACCTAATGAACCATATGGAATAATGATGTCGTTGCTAAAACAGTATTCAGTATCAGGGAAGAAACAGCTTGATGATGTTCCAGATGTATTTTCAAATTTTGCATTGAGAATGACACAGGGTAATAGAGTAGCAAAGGTTGAAGCTGCTATAAATCCATTTAGGAGGTATTAATCTATTATGACAACTAAGGACTATCTGAATCAGATAAGTTATTACAACAAGATAATTGATAATAAATTGATAGAAATAACACAGTATAAAGAATTATCATACAGCATATCAGCGGTTGTTAATGAAGAAAGAGTTATGTCATCATCAGATCCAGACAAAACAGGCTGCGGATATGTCAGACTTGAGCAAATGGAAGAAAACCTTGATAAGCTTATAGATAAATACATTGATGTAAAGAACAAAATAATAGAGCAGATAGAGCAGATAAACAACGAAGATTATTACACAGTATTGTTTCTAAGATATGTCAGAAAGTTTACATTTGAAAAAATTGCAAATGAAACAGACTGGTGCTGGCGGCAAGTACACAGAATACATGCTAAAGCCCTGCAAGCCTTTGAAGACAAATATGGGAGTGAATATCTGTAAAAGATGTCATAGAATGTCACATTGCCGGCGTGGTATAGTATATCTGTAAGAAGTCACAAAGATGTTTCTTCATAAACACATTCCTTATCAAAAGCACCGTTACTTAATTGTGGCGGTGCTTTTGTTATGCAAAGAGGTAATATATGAAATTTTATATGAATAAAAACAAGTCAATTATGTGTCCGAACTGCCATAAGTTTTTAACTAAGGCAGATAAGAAAGACCCACGCACACACAAACTAGCTTGCAAACATTGCGGTAAATGGATTTGGTATGTGCCGAACGATGATGATAATTTTCAAATTAAAGAAATACCGGATAGCAGAAGTTCAAGTGGTATGACATTTTATTAGGAGCAAGATATGAACACAATGTATTTTCAAGACCTTGTTAGAGGCTGTTATGGTAGAAAAATTGCATACACGAATGTAGATACAATAACTGCTAACAATGTTGTTAAGGTTATTGGAAGTACTATAGGTGTATTTAATTGGAATAAGCCAGTTATTAAGTATCTGTGGCATTACTACAAGGGCGACCAACCAATATTATATAGACATAAGCTAACTAACGAGGATATTACAAATAAGATTGTAGAAAACCACGCATATGAAATTGTTCAATTCAAAGTAGGACAGACGTATGGCGAGCCAATTCAGTTTATTAGCCGCAAAGATGATGAAGCTATCAATAAAGCTGTTGATACGCTTAATGATTTTATGGCAGATGCCAATAAGCAGGAGAAAGATATTAAAGCTGGAGAGTGGCAGTCGGCAACAGGCACATCATTCAAAGCGGTTCAACCTAAAAATGGCGATGTGCCGTTTAGAATTGTAGCACCTACACCAATGAATACTTACGTTGTTTACAATGAAAGCACAGAAGAACCTATGCTTGTTGTGCAAGAACTTAAAGACGAGGATGGAAATTGGTATAAAATGGCATTTTCCGACACTATGTCATTCAGAATTATTGATAGCAAAGTAGTTGAAGCAAAGCTACATACATACGGCGAAATTCCTATTGTTGAGTTTCCTAATAATCACGAAAGAATATCTGATATTGAGCTTGTTATAGGCATGTTGGATGCTATTAATAATATGCAGTCTAACAGAATGGATAGCATACAGCAGTTTGTTGAGTATTGGGTTAAGTTTGTTAATTGTGAAGTGGATGAAGAGACATTTGCAAAAATGAAAATGAACCATGCTCTTACAGTTAAGTCCATCAATAAGGACAATAAGTCGGATGTCGAAATTATGACACAAGAGCTTAATCAGACACAATGCCAAGTTGCTAAAGAAGATTTGTGGGATAACACATTATCTATATTAGCTATACCAAACAAACAGGGTAACACAGGCGGAGATACTCAAGGAGCGGTTGAGTTAAGAAACGGATGGGATTTTTCAAAGACAAGGGCAAAACTGAAAGACCCTATTGTTAAATCGTGTGAAAAGCGATTAGCTGTAGCGGTTCTTAATATATTAAGACTTGCAGGAGAAGATTTAAAACTATCAGTTAGAGATTTTGACATACAAATAAATCACAGTCCGCAAGACAATATGTACACTAAGGCACAGACACTTACAGTACTGCTTCAAAGTGGAATACATCCGCTCATAGCGATTAAGACAGTAGGCTTATGGGGGGATGCAGAAAAGACATTCTTGCTATCAAAGCCATATCTGGACAATATATACAAGACTATTGAAAATGCACAAGAGCAAGAAAAGAAAGCACAGGAGATAGTTAATCAACTTAATAATAATCAGCAAAATAAGGCAGTTATCGAATAATTGGTAGCTGCTTTTATTTTATACATTTTGCAGCTATGCGGTAAATAGCAGAAGACACAGCAGGAGCGACCTGCGGTAACAAAAGCGTGTGTTTAACGGAGGTAATTATGACAAGAGAAGATGTATTAAAACTTTTTCCAGAAGCAACAGATGAACAGATTACAAATCTTCTTAATCAGAACAATTCAGAAGTTGCTACCGAGAAAAACAAGGCAAAGCAGTACAAGGCTAAGGCTGACACAGCAGATGACTTACAGAAGCAGCTTGATGAAATACAGGCTGGCAATCTGACAGAGCTTGAAAAGGCAAATAAAGCCCTAGATACAGCTAATCAGCAGATAGCCGATTTACAGAAATCTAACGCTATCAGAGACCAGAGGGAAGCAGCCATGACTAATTTCAAAATTACTGCTGAACAGGCAAAGACAGTTGTTAAAGATGATGGAAGCCTTGATTATACCGAACTTGGCAAGATTATGTCCGAGAAAGAAACAGCTGCAGCACAGGCTAAGGAACAGGAGATTGCAAAACATCAGGATATTCCGGGCGGTGGCAGTAATAAAGGCGGTGCAGACAATAAGACAAATGCTGAAAAGATAGCAGAAAGCCTTATATCTAATGCGCCTAAGAACAATGACGTTTTATCACATTACATTCAGTAATAACAGGAGGTAGGAAATGGCAAAGGAAATGAATATGCAGTATGAAGAAACTTCATATGCAGGAGATGTTCAGATTTTAAAGAGAGAGCCTAATGAAGCAATCCCATTAACACTTGATTTTGACGGCGTGACAACTAAAAATGCACAGGGTAAGAAGATTGTCAAAGCAGGCACTCCAATCGGAGCAACCGGCAAGGCTGACAATACAGCCACAGTAGTAGGCATTTTAAGGTTCGATGTAACAGAGGACAGACCACAGGGAGTATTGCTTAAAAAAGCATATCTTAATACAAAGGTGGCAGAAACACATTCTGGCATTACATATGAAGAGGCGGTTAAGACAGCTCTTCCAATGATTGTATTTGAATAATAACAGGAGGTAAACAGATGTTAATTAATGAAGTATTAGACAGCAAGTCTATTGCATTATCAGCAACAGAAAACGCTAGCAATCAGATCCCTTATCTTGGCTTACAGTGGTTTCCAGAAAGAAAGAAGCAGGGGCTTGATTTAAGCTGGATTAAGACGCACAAAGGACTTCCAATATCACTTGCACCATCTAACTTTGACACAATCCCAACACTTAGAGCCAGAGAGGGATTAAGCAAAGAAAAAACACAGATGGCATTTTTCCGTGAGGGAATGACAGTTGGCGAAGAGGAAATGCTTGAAATTGAGCGTATTCAGTCTGCGGACGACCCATATCTTGCTAGTGCTTTATCAAGCGTGTATGACGATACAAATAATCTTGTAAGCGGTGCAGAAGTTGTACCAGAGCGTATGAGAATGTCACTTCTTGCAACAAATGCAGGACACCCAGTAATTGCTATCGTGAGTGATGGCGTTCAGTATGCCTATGATTATGACAAAGACGGCTCATACGCAAAAGACCATTACGCAAAGTTAACCGGAACAAGTATGTGGAGTGACACGGCTAATTCAAAGCCACTTACAGACCTTAACAACGCAAGAAAGAAGTTACAGAAGCAGGGCAAGATTGCCAAATATGCACTTATGAACAGCAATACATTTCAGTATCTGCTTGACAATGCACAGATAAGAAATTCAATTCTTGCACAGAATCTTACAGCAACTATTGAGGTCGATGATGATACTGTTGTTTCAGTAGTGCAGAAAAGAACAAAACTCACTATCGTACTTTACGACAAGATGTACATTGATGATGATGGTAAGGAGCAGTATTTCTATCCAGATAATAAGGTTACACTTCTTCCAGAGGGCAATCTTGGTAATACTTGGTTCGGTACTACACCAGAAGAAAGAACAGCAAGACAGGTAGCTGATGTAGATGCAACAGTATACGGCACAGGTATCACAGTCGCTACAAAGACAGAGTACGGACCACCTATGAAGATGTCAACATTTGCTTCCGAGGTTGTTCTTCCGTCATATGAGAATATGGATAGCACATTCGTGTATGAGGTTCATAGCGAAGAGTAGGGGGTGCAATTATGATATATCCATATATAGTAATTCACAATGGTAAATGGTATAACGCAGGCGAAGAGGTTCCAGAAAATAACAATTCTGGGGCTTCTTTTGACTATAGCAAGACAACCATTAATCGTATGTCTACATCTGATTTGCAGGCATTTGCCACAGAACAGGGTATAGACAATGCAGAAGAACTTACAGGAGCAGAATTAAAGAAGCTGTTAATCGAGAAATTAGGATTATAGGAGATAGTTATGGAATACACCACATTAGAACAGGTCAAAATCAGACTTAAACAATTTCATATTGATACAGTCGCAAATGATGATGAAACAACATCTGATGTGGTAGTGTTCGATAACAAAGAAGATAATCCGATAATCGAACAGCTTATTAAGCAAGCTACAGAAGATGTAAAGGCAAGAAGAAACTACCCTGGCAGCTACACAGATGAAATGATAACCGAAGACTTGAAGAAATTTGAAAGCGTTATCGTTAATCTGGCAGTCTATGACCATTCACAAGCAGGCGAAGCATTTATGGCAAGTTACAATGAGAATGGCGTAAACAGAACTTGGAGAGACAGAGATAGCTTATTTGTTGGGGTATTTCCATTCGCTAAAGTGTTATAGAAGATTGTGCGTTAGCATTTTGCTGATGTCGGCAATATGTTAGCAGGCGGCACACATTAAGGGTGGTGGGTGGTGTGCCTATTAATTTTGCAGGAGATATAAAATGAAAGAACTTTTATTACAAACTTATACCATGGTATTACCGATATTACTTGGCTATATAGTTTGGCTTCTGAAACAACAGAAAAAGGACAAAGACGCTAATAGTAAAGGCACAATGTTGCTTTTGCGAGTACAGCTTATCGAATATCACGATAAGTATATGAAAATAGGTGAAATACCATCTTATGCCTATGACAATTTTGTTGAGATGTATAACGCATATCACGCATTGGGTGGTAATGGAATGGTAACTAAAATGTATAACGAAATACAGGAAATTCACTTAAAGAATGGAGGTAAAGATTAAAATGGATATAACATCAGTAACAACAGTAGTTGCAATCGTTGTAATAACATATCTGATAGGTTTAGGAGCTAAGGCAATTCCGCACATTAAGGACAATTACATTCCTATAATCGTAGGCGTTGCAGGTGGTATCTTAGGCGTTATAGGTATGTATGTAATACCGGATTTTCCGGCAAATGACATTCTTAATGCAATCGCAGTAGGAATTGTGTCTGGATTGTCAAGTACTGGCGTAAATCAGATTTATAAGCAGGTAAAGAACAATGCTTGACATTAATAAGCAGGCTATGAAGTATTCGCTTCAAGGACAAACTGTCACCATCTATGAAAGAGATGATAAGGGCAATATCCTTTATGAGGGATATACCGACACAGAGGGCAACTTCATTCCTTATCTTGATGATGAGGGAAACAAGATACCCAAAGTCCTTGAAGAGAAAACAGGTTTTTCAGAACCGGTTGATTTCAAAGCTAACATATCATTCAGCGGTGGAGAAGCACAGAGCAAAGAATATGGCTTTGATACCGCTGATTTTGATGCTATTTTACTGACAGATAGGAATATGTTGCCTGTTCAAAAAGGCGACCTTATCTGGCTTGATAGCAAGCCTACATACACATCTGACAGCCTTGTTGATGAAACATCGGCGGATTTCACAATTGTAGGCATTAAGCCGGCATTATATTCAACTAAGTATATGCTTAAAGCGGTTGTAAAGTAGGTGACTATGGCTAAACATACAATTAATATATCCTTGTCTGAAAAGTCCATAAATGAAGCTATCAGACAGCTACAACAGTATAAGAATTGGCTTATCAAAAAAACTTCACTGCTTGTCAAAGAACTTGCAGAAGTCGGAATACCTGTCATTGATGAGAATATGGCAAAAGCAAGTTATACATATGATGAGAAAGGTGTTCGTAGCGGTTCAGATACAAGCCATCACAGTTATGTTGAAATGAAATCCACAAGAGAATATGTTGAAGCAAAATTAATTGTAGAGGGCAAAGAACTTATGTTTATAGAGTTCGGAGCTGGCGTATTCTATAATGGAGCGGCTGGAAGTAGTCCACACGACAAAGGTGTTGTTAATGGTATGGTTATAGGTTCATACGGCGAACATCACGGTGTACAAAAAGTGTGGGGCTACTATGACGATGACGGAAACTTAGTTCTTACACACGGCGTAGAAGCACAAATGCCTGTTTATAAGGCTGATATGGAAATTATACAGAAATATGTTGAGGTAGCAAGGAGGGTGTTTAGTTAATGGCAAATGCAAACGATTGGGCGATAGACCTTGAAAACACAGTTACAGCACTTGTCAAGGCTAAAACCCTAACACAGCTTAAAAAAACATATCCAAAGATAGTCATAACCAATGAGGGGGAAAACAGCGGTCAAGCAGTATTCCCAACAGTATACATACATCTGTTGCCAGCGGTAGAGCAAGGACAAACGCTTGACGGACAGACAATCAACGCATTGTTATCAACGTTCCAAGTAGATGTTACCACTAACACAAGCAAGTCTGACTGTCGCAAGGTTATGGCAGTAATTACAGATACATTCAAAATAATGAGATTCCAAGGCGCACCAATGCCAGAGTTCTCAATCAGTAACAAAGTACATAAGAGTACCGCACGATTTAGGCGGTTAATCGGAGCAAATGACAGATTATTGTAACAAAGAGCAGAAATGCTCTTATTTTTTTGCAAATTATTAGGAGGTAAACAAGGCAATGGCAAGTACAAGTTATAAAGCTAGGGTTATCTACAAGGAGCATAGCGAAGACGGCTTTGCAGGCTCATACAAGTTAATGGTAGCGGCTAAGTCGATTTCGGCACCAGTATCAGCACCTAACACAGTTGAAAGTACAACATTTGAAGATGATTCACAGACATTCTTAATGGGTATCAAAACATCTGACGCTAAGACTTACACAGGAAACCTTGAGAAGGCTTATTTGCAGGACTTAATCAAAGCAGAGGGTAAGCAGTTAGATATTATTCAGTTATATGGTTCTGACGGATTAGGTGCGGTTGCTAAGTACGCATTTGTGGGGCAGGTAACAGCAACGCCTAATGATGTTTCTGGTACTGATTCGGTACTTGAAATGACAGTAACAGCAGTTCCTAACACTTCACCTATAGAATGCACAGACAAGCTTCAAGTTGTCGAGGGTGCTGGTGGCACATTCACAGTAACAAAGGTGGGGGAATAATAAGCCAATCGACTAAATCAAAGGCTGTGTCGATTGGTGGTACAAACGCCAAAACAGCCGACTACACATCATATCTTGATGATGTAACAGAATAATTATTTTAAAAGGTAGGTGCGGTGTAAAATCCGCACCTTTCCCTATATGGACGATAGGGTGGGAAAGGGTGAAAATTATGATGAATATTAATGTAAATGGAAAAGAATACAAAGTTGAGTTCTCTTTTGGCGCGGCAGAATGCAAAGAGATAGTGCAGAAGATGTTTAGCGTCGTAAATGGTTCTTACTTACTTGCACAGACAGATAAAAGCGTTGCACAGGCTTCTTTTGACGGTTTAGCAAATATGACAGCAGATGTGCCAGAGATTTGCATATTAGCCATTTATGCAGGTTGTATTGACAATAACCCTGTAACAATGGATGAAGCAAAGGAACTCACTAGAGCATATATTACAGAAAAGAGAAAGACAGATAAGAGTTACGGATATAGAGCATTATTCGAGGAAATCAAGAAAGCGATGGAAGATGATGGTTTTTTCGAGTTGAGCGGAATAACAGCGATGTTAGAGGAAATGGCGAACAATGTGGAAGAAGCGACACAGGAACAGAAGAAACCGACAGTAGTTCCACAAGACCACAAGAAAAAGCAGACTTCCACAAAATAATCTGGGAAGAATACTTTGTCTTAGCCAGTTCACTAGGCGTTAGTTATTCGGACTTTTTAAAAATGACACCTACAAAATTATTACTATACGCAAAAGGCAAAAAGATTGATAGGCAAAATCGCGATTCAGAAATGTATAACTGGTTTTTAGTTTATGCAATTCCAGCTATTTCTTGCGGAATAGGTGCAGCATTTAATAAAGATGTACACATTGAATATCCTAAACAAGCTATTTTATCAGAAAAAACAGAAGAAAGTGAAGAAGATACATATGATAAGGAGTTACAGCTGATGTTACTCAATGAGCAAAAATGGGCGGCACAGACTGAAAAGAAAGGACTACCGCCAACAATCCTATAAAAGGGGGCTAAGGCGTGGAATTAGATTCATTAGAAGTCAAAATTACCGGTACTGCCACTAAAGCTATCAATTCTGTTGATAAACTGATAAATCAGCTTACAAGGCTATCTACATCACTTGCGACTGTGAATGGCTCATCATTAAGCAACCTTGCAAACGGCGTTAGTCAGTTAGGTTCTGCTATGCAGAATATGAACGCAGGAACAGCAGATTTTACAAGACTTGCCAAGAATATTACAAAGATAGGTTCTGTTGATTCAGCCGCACTTGCTAACACAGCTACATCACTTGAAGCTGTTACGAAAGCGGTTGCAAGCATATCAGCCATACCACAGAACACAACACAGGTCACAGAATTTGCAAAGTCACTTGGCAAGCTAGGCAGTAAGAGTATTGAAAATGCCACAGTGAATATCCCTAAACTGGGTAATGCGCTGAATGGCTTAATGACCACATTATCAAGAGCACCTAATGTAAGTAGTAATGTTATTGCTATGACTAACGCATTGGCTAATCTTGCTAGTCAAGGTAGCAAGGTGGGTACTTCTTCAAACTCACTTCAAAAGTCGCTGTATGGCGTTTCTACAAGCGCTAGAACAGCAACTAGAAGTAGTTGGAGCTTAGCAAGTGCGATAGGTAAGTTCTATGCAACTTATTTTATGGTAATTCGTGGCAGCAAGAAACTTATAGGAGCTATAAAATCAACAACAGATTACATTGAAGCGTTTAACTATCAAGCGGTTGCATTTGGCAAGATTGGTTCAGAATGGGATAAAGACTATGAAAAGTACGGCTATGATAACGCAACAGCATATGCAGAAAGTTTTCAAAGTAGAGTAAATGACACTCTTGGAAAGTTATCTGGATTGAAAGTTAATGTTCAAGGTGGCTTACTTGAAGAAAGTGGAGCAAAAAACTTAGGGCTTAACATACAAGAGATAACACAGTACGCTTCGCAGTTAGCTTCCGTTACTAATTCATTAGGACAGACTGGTGAAGCAACAACAGCAATAACAAAGTCAATGACAATGCTTGCAGGCGATATAAGCTCACTTTTTAATGTGGACTATTCAACGGTAGCACAGAACTTACAAAGTGGCTTAATCGGTCAATCAAGAGCATTGTATAAGTATGGTATTGATATTACCAATGCTACATTAGCGACATACGCTTATAATTTAGGCATTTCTAAGTCTGTATCAGAAATGACACAGATGGAAAAACAGCAATTAAGAGTATTGGCTATATTAGACCAATCAAAAGTATCGTGGGGGGATTTAGCCAATACAATCAACTCGCCAAGTAACATGTTACGCCAGTTCAGCAACAATATGAAAGAAGTCGGAATGGTGGCAGGACAGCTGTTTATCCCAATTCTTTCAAAGGTTATGCCAATAGTAAACGGAGTAACTATTGCAATCAAAAGATTATTAGTCAACCTCGCTTCTTTAATGGGCGTTAAGATTGACTTTGAGAGCTTCGGACAAAGCGGATACAAAGATACTTCTGACGGACTGGAAGATATTTCAGACGGATACCAAAATGTAGCGGATTCAGCAAAAAAAGCTACATTATCCCTTATGGGATTTGACGAAATAAATAAATTGCAGGACGATACAAGCTCAAGCAAGGGTTCAAGTGGCGGCGGTGGTAGCAGTATTGACTTAACAGATGATATTACTAAGGCGGCGGCTGATTATGAAGCGGCATGGAATAAAGCATTTGCCAATATGGAAAATTCAGCAACCGAATGGGCGGACAAAATAGAGAAAGCCATAAAAAAGGGTGACTGGTACGGGATAGGTACTTACGCAGGTAAGCAAATAAACAAAGGGGTAAATGCTGTTCCGTGGAAAAAAACAGGAGAAGCAATTACAACAGCCGTTTGTAAAACATTAGATTTTGCAGATGGCTTTATCAGTTCCGTAGATTGGGAGCAATTAGGCAAAGATATAATTAAATTTATTGAAGGAATAAATTTAGGTAAAATAGCAGTAAAAGTATCTGATTTAACAATCGATTTAGCTTTATCTGCAATAAAGCTATTATGGGGTGCTTACCAAGAAATATATGACAAATGGGGAATTGCTGGTATCTTAGCTTCTTTAATTGTTCCTGGTGGAGTTGTTACTATTAAATTTATTACAGAATTTTCAGCAAGCATAGAAGACAGCAAGTATGTAAAAAAAGCTAAAGATGCTGTAGAAGATATTAAACTTGCTGTACAAGAAAAATGGGATGAAATTACAGACTGGTGGAATAATACAGCTATTGTAAACTGGTGGAACAATGATGTAACACCATGGTTCGAAAAAGAAACATGGGTTGACGCTGTTGACGGAATGAAATTAGGAATACAAGAAAAATGGGATTCAATCGTTGGTTGGTGGAATAGTCTTGCGATTGTTTCTTGGTGGAGCAACGATGTGAGACCGTGGTTTACTAAGGAAAAATGGGAAAACTTAGCCGATGGAATTAAAAAAGGAATCCAAGGAAAGTGGGATGATATTGTAGATTGGTGGGATAGCAAGCCATCACTTCAGCGCATTTCTGTGGCTATCGAAGATTTTAAAGCCAAAATACAGAACGCTTGGAACAGCTTTAAGCAGTGGTGGAATGATTTAGGACTTGAATTTCCACACATTGATACACCACACTTTAAAATTGACGGAGAATTTAGCCTTGCACCGCCTAAAGTACCAAAAGTCAGTATTGATTGGTATGCAAACGGCGGATTCCCAGGTAAAGGGCAATTGTTTGTCGCAAACGAAGTCGGACCCGAAATGGTTGGTACTATGGACGGAAGAACGGCGGTAGCTAACCAACAGGAAATTACACAAGGTATTGCTAATGCGGTTTATCCGGCAGTTTACAATGCTGTTAGGGCGGCTATGGCAGAAAGTAGCAATAATATCAATGTAACGCTACAAGGTGACGCGGATAAGCTATTTACAATGGTACAAGATAAAGCTAATAACTACACTAATATGACAGGTCAAGCAGCCTTTCCGTATTGATAAGATAAAAGTATTGTGTTATTCTTTTGCTATATATAAAAAGCAAAGGGGTAACGCAATATGAAAAAGAAAAAGAAACTTTACATCGGTTTGGCAATAGCTTTTGTCTTAGTCTTGATAATAGTTTACGGCAATAGAAGTACCGATACAAAGACAGAAAACACTAATACCACAACAGAAAAAAGCAGTGATAATGCCACTTATAACAATACGGAATTTAAGTATCTTAAGCATGAAATTATAAATAATAATGAAAAAGATATACTTATTGTTTATTTTGATTTCACTAATAATTCTAAAGACAATACCAGAGCTGCATATAATTATGACATAAATTGTTTTCAAAATGGCGTAGAATTGGATTATCCTTTACTCAAAGTTGTCAAAGAGGAAGATAATATTATGAAAGAAATACAGCCAAACACGTCTATTACAATTGCGGAAGCGTTTATTTTAAATGATAGAAGTAATGTAGATTTAGAGGTGGAAGCCCATTCGTCATTTATTGATAAAAAACTTATAAAATTAACATTAGAATTACAGTAGAGGGAATATGTATGTCAGTAAAAAAAGAACTGAATGAAATGTTAGAAGCAATAGGAGTGAAGAAGAAACAACAGCCAGAACCTCAACAGCCATTAAATCCTAACTTTAAAGGAGTGTACAGAGCGACGGAAAACGGATTGATTGAAGTATATTGTCCAAGATGTAGTAGTTGGGATTGTTCTCACACGCAGATTACAACAACTGTACCGCAGAAATCCAAAACAAGATATACTGTTAATCTGAATCCTTTAAGACCTTTTACACTGGTTAATAAGAAAGAGAAGATTAAGCAACAGGGCGGAACTTATTCACAACATAGGTTTGTATGTAACAGATGTGGGTTGATTTTTTGGTAATATATGGTTTAAACGGAGCGTATCTTTCGGTGCGTTCCATTTTTTATTAAAAAGTACTTGACAATTATTGCACGTGCATTTATTATAATAACATAAATATTGCAAGGGCAATAATTGAAAGGAGTGATTATTATTAGTCCAGCAGGAAGACCGCATAAGGAAAACCCTAGAAATGTTAATCTTAATATCAGGATAACAAAAGATGAAGCTAATCGTATTCAGAAATGTGCTGATGAATTAGAATTAACAAGAACCGATACCATTATGAAAGGCATAGGGTTAGTAGAAAAAGAACTTAAAGATAACAAAAAAGAGTAGCCACAAGTCGGTCAAAACTTATAGTGACTACTCAAACCACCAATCCGAAAGGAATTGATAAATACAATTATATCAGTTTCTTTCGGAAAATCAAGATAATTAGAAAGGAATTTGATATTATGAACGAATTTGCAAAGATGATTTATAGTCAGTGGAGAAGAGACAATGAAGATAGAGATTTGTACTTTAAGAAAGGTGAGGAACTTAACGAAGAGTTAGAAAGCATATTGAGCAGTAATTTAAGTGATAAGATATACGATACTTTTTGTAAGAGCTGTTTTGAAATCGAAGAAAGTGCTTTTATAGCTGGATTTGGTTATGCTTGCAAGTGCCTTTCAAATGGCAAGATTGAGTTAGGCGGTGGTAAGTAATGGGCAATCAATACCGTTTAGAAACTATTCAGGACAATATTAATAATTTTGATTTAAGGGAACAGGACAAGGCTACAAAGGAAGTAGCATAATATTATTGCGTGAGGCATTGTGGGCATATACTCCCACTACGCAATAGATTCTGTTTAGAGCAAATGATAAAATTTTTGTAGGAGGCAAATAATGAGTTATAATAATCCAACTACAAAAGATGACACTCACAACGAGATTAAGGCACCAATGAACACTAAGAATATTTGCGGCGTAGACTGCTATGAGCAGAATGGCGTTGCGTACTTAAGATTGGAAAATGTTGCTAGAGGACTTGGGTTTACCACCGTTGCAGCAAGTGGCAACGAGGTTGTTAGGTGGAATACGGTTTACAATTATCTAACAGATTTAAAGGTCGTTGCAGGAAGTTGCAACGGCAATTACAAAGGGAATTGTCCAGATTTTATCCCAGAAAACATCTTCTACCGACTAGCAATGAAAGCCAAAAATGAAACAGCAGAGAAATTTCAAGCATTAGTGGCTGATGAGATTATTCCGTCAATTCGTAAGAATGGAATATATGCTACTGATAATGTTATTGATGAAATACTGAATAATCCAGACTTTGGAATAGAATTATTAACAAAGTTAAAACAGGAAAGACAAGCAAGAGTTGAAGCAGAAAGAAAGAACGCTATCTTAACACATGTCAATAAGACATATACAATGACAGAGATTGCTAAAGAGTTGAACTTAAATTCTGCTATTCAACTTAACAAGTTGCTTGCTGATAGAAAAATTCAGTACAATGTCAATGGAACTTGGGTTCTTTACTCACCATACAGCAGTATGGGATATGAAGAGATTAAGCAAGAAATCCTTGACAGCGGTAAAGTAATCTATCATAGACGAATTACCCAACTTGGAAGAGAATTTATACTGCAATTATTCAACAATGTTGCATAAGTTCTCTTGTGGGATGTAATAGCTCAAACAGAAAGAAAATTCAATAGCTGTAAGAAATTTACAGCTATACTTTATTAATCGGCTCAATTTTTAGCCGACTGTCTAAAACTGGGCACTTAACAGAGAACTCAATTTTGAGTTTTTTAAATGATGATTAATGGAACGAATTACTGACTGCACGAAATGGTGCAGTCGATTATGTTTGATAAACTAAGGAGATACAAGAATGGCAAAAGAGGTGTACAAAGAAGAAATAAAGGAACTTATAGATAAATGTGACAACATACATTGGCTGAAAGTTATATATGCTTATGTGGGGAGATTGTTGAAGTAAGTTTCAATCAGCACAATTTCGTGCCAATTAACTGAATAAGGGAAGGGAAATATCTTTCCTCTGAAAAGTAGCGCCGAAATCTTGGCTATATTAAATACTTAAAGCAATTAAAAAGGGGCTGCCAGCCCGACAACTGACAGCCAAAAGTCACAATACCGCTTAAACAAGCAGCACAGATATTATATAACACTAATTGAATTAATGCAATAGAAATATTAAGGAATGTATCAGAAATGGTGCATTCCTTTTTTGATGCCTTGAAAGGGGTGGTTTGATTGATTGACGCAGTTGTTATTGAGGGGGTTAGATTCCCGGTAGCATATAACGGCTACACATACAGCAGAAATAAGATATGGTCTAAGAATACTGGAAGAAATGACTACGGCGAAATGGTTGGCACAATCGTGGATATCAAAGACAAAGTAGAGCTTCAATTACCGCCACTTACAGGAGAACAAGCACTATTGCTTGATAATGTAGTAAGCGACGTAGATAACCCATTCCCAACGGCACAAGTCTTATTCTTAGGTGGCACACAAAAGGAAATGGCAATCTATACAGGAGATGTGACATATCCGTATCTTACAAGAGCAAAGAATGAGGACGGACTTATAGTCGGAGCAAAATTAAGTTTAATTCAGAAATAAAGGAGAGTTCCACATGAAACTTAAAACAAGTGAGTTAATAGACAGATTTCAGAGTTTAAGTAACATATCGCATGACAAGACCACAGGCAGAATTGCTATGGCTATTATGTGCAATATCAAGGCGTTAGAAGAATTATATAAGGCAACATTACAGACTATAGAAGATACCAAGGTCAAGTATGCAGATAAAGACGACAGCGGCAATCCGGTCGTCAATGATAATCAGTATCAGATTACATCAGAAAACTTAAAGAAGTTACAGGAAGAATTACAGGAAATCAATGAGCAGGAGATTGAAGCACCTGACATGACAATGCTTCCTATGGACGCATTCGATAAATGCGAAGAAATTACACCAGCTAAACTGTACTCAATCGAGTTTATGATAAACCATTAATTAATCAATAAAGGCGGTGTAGAATGAAGATATTAGACACAGCTATGACGGAAATTGTTAAGGGAAATAGTGCAAGGTACTATTCTAAGTATGTTGTTGATGGAAAAGAACATACTGAAACACTTAATAATTTCAAGTTTCAAAACATAATAAATCCCAATAATGAAATTACGATAGGTAACACTTGTGCAAGCAGTGTTACCTTTTCTATTTATACGCCAACAATAAGCCTTGAAAATAAGGAAATTACTATATTTGAGGGTGTTAAGGTTGGCGCAGAAATTAAGTATATTAAGTTGGGGATATTTATAGTTACTAAGCAGACAAGTGACGGAGAATATACAAGCTATGAAGCATACGACAGAATGTATAAGGCTGACATGCCTTATTTCTCGGATATGGCATTTCCCAGCACTGATAAAGCTATTCTTAATGAGATATGCGGCAAGTTAGGTATATCTTTAGTAACAAATATAGCCACAACACATACTATTAGCGACAAGCCGCAAGGATATACCTATAGAGAAATTATCGGTTATATGGCTATGCTACAAGGTTGTAATGCGGTAATTAATTCTGACGGAAACCTTGAATTAAGGTGGTATAAAGATAGTGGATATGTACTTGACGGACATAAGTATTATCAGCAAGGCGTTACATTCACAACTTCTAAAGATTTTATAATCGAGAAGTTGGCATGCAACAATACGAAGTCAGGCGACAAGGAAACTAGCACAATTACCAGTGGTAGCGGAGCGACAGGACTTAGTTTTGCCAATCCGTTTATGACACAAGCAATTCTTGATGAAGTCTATAAAAAGATAGGTGGTTTTACATTTAGACCACTTACGGTTAAGTTTGTTGGTGATTACCGACTAGAAGTTGGCGACATTATTACTGTTAACAAGAACGGCGTTGATTACAAAGTGCCTATAATGCAGATTACGCACGAATGTGACGGCGGCTTAATGGATACTGTTACATCTATAGGGCAATCTGATACGGAGAATACAAGTGTTGCTTCTGGACCTATTACTAAGCAGATGGAGCGGTACTATGCCGACTTGATAACCGTTAATAAGGCACTAATTAATAAGTTAGATGTAGATACAGCCAAGATTACCTATGCAACAATAACCAATCTTAATGCAACTAACGCAAGCATTGATAATCTTAAAACAAATAAACTAGATGCAACATATGCAGATATCATCAACGCTAATGTGGAAAGCCTTAAGGCGGCTAATGCAGAGATAGTCAAACTTAAAGCTAATTCATTAACGGCGGATATAGCGGATTTAAAATATGCACAGATTGATTTTGCCAATGTAAAAGGACAAGTAGTAGGAACTTCTCTTATTAAAGACGGAGCAGTAACTAATGAGAAAGTACAAAGCCTATCCGCTAATAAGCTAACAGCGGGCACAATTGACGCAAGCAAGATTACAGTTACTAATCTTAACGCTGATAATATCACAGTAGGCACAATTAACGGAAAACGTATTGGAACAGGTTCTTTATCGCTGGATAAACTAGCAGAAGAAGTACCTACTAAAGAATATTTAGACAAAGTACAAGAAGAATTACAAGGTCAGATTGACGGCAATATTGAGACATTCACAAAGACAGAAATACCTACCCTTAATAATGAGCCAGCTATTAACTGGAAAGATAACGCAACGAAAAACAAGCATATAGGCGATATATGTTATGTTGTCAACCCTGCTTCAAGTGCAGACGGATACTCATACAGATTTGCCAACACTGGTACAGAACAAGCACCTGCATATGAATGGGTACTGATTAAAGATAGTGATGTTACTAAGGCATTACAGGACATTATCAACATCAATGGCGAGATTACCGGCATTAAAAAGTTTGATGTTGAAATCAGCTCATGGAAAACTGATACAGACAGTGAATTATCAAGCCTTAAAACGCGAACAACTACTCTTGAAACTGACATGGGTAACAAGGTTGATACTAAGACATTTAATGAGATTAAACAGACTGTTGATGAAAATAGTTCTACTATAACTAAAATGTCCGAAACGCTTTCTAAAAAAGCTGATAGTAGCACTGTTACAACTTTAAGCAACACTGTTAATAGTATTAAACAGACAACAGACAGTAACACATCAAGCATCAGCAGTATGCAGACAACCATTAAGAACAAAGCTGACAGTTCGACAGTTACTGCATTGTCAAATAAGGCTTCTGAACTCGAACAGAGTTTGAATGGCTTTAAAGCAACTGTAAGCGATACATATGCGACAAAGACAGATTTAAACACAGTTGACGGGAAGTTCGCCAATTACAGTACGACAGCGCAAATGAATTCTGCGATTACACAGAGTGCAAATAAGATAACAAGTAGCGTTAGTGCAACTTACACCACTAAGACAGAGCTTAACAATCTGCAAATTGGTGGAGTTAATAGATTCATAAAGAGTACTGTAACTCCTAATAAGTATATAACAGCCACTGGCATAATAACAGATGGCGGTAACTATTGGGATTTGACGGACTACATAGATGTGTCTAAGTGGAAAAACTATGTAGCGAGTGGATGGACCAATCTGGGTAATGCACCGGCTACTTGTTTTTATGACAGCAATAAAAAGTTTATCAGCGGAGTAGCAGATAAATCTACTGGAGTAAGAGGTTCTCTGCCAGTTCCTTCTAATGCTGTATATATGCGTTTTAGCTTTGCACATGTAGATGCAAACAAGCTAAAAATAGAAAAGGGTACAAAAGCTACAGATTATTCTCCAGCACCAGAAGATATTGATGTTAAGTTTAACAATTATGCTACAACAGCAAGCCTTGACCTTTATATCAAGAAAGACCCCACAAGCGGCGAGCTTAAATCCGCAATTGAAGCTATAGCAGACGACATTACACTTAATGCAAGTGGAACAATTAATATTAGTGGTAATAAGTCTGTTAATATTAACGGCAATCTGTTCACGCTTACTTCTACTAATACAACTATTACTGCGGACGGTAAGCTAATATGCCGCAATGCTTTAATAGATGGCGAATTAAGCATAACCAGAACTACTACTCTTGGAACAACAAATACATCAATAACGGGTGATGGACTTATAACGAAACAGTTATGGAATCAAACACTAGACTGTAGAGGAAATATCTTTGATGGAATTAATATATATAAAACAGATGCCATATATGGTATTAGATTAGCGTTAAGCAATGATAAAATTGTATTCACTACAAATAAAGATTCATCAGTGCTGACTAAATATGCACGTCTGACACCAGAAAGTTTAACTTTTGGCAGCCTAGAAACTTCTAACCTTGTAAGTTTGTCGAGCAAAGGGCTTACAATAAATGGAATGTATGATATTCCAGCAACAGGATTAATTAATCAAAGAATAACAACAAGCTCTAATTCTTTAGAATCTTTTAATAAAACATGGAAAATAAGGAGAAATGGACTTCTTACAATTAGCGCTGCTATATGGACAGATGAAACCAATGATTATGGAATAATAAGTTGTGCTATATACATTGATAATGCATGCGTTGCAGCAAATAAACATAGGCTAACAACAGCAAACGCAATAGAAATAGACGCAGGATGTTCGTTTTCATGGGTTTTTAATGACAATGAAGAGCATGAGTTAAGAATAATAGCCGGTTCCAGTAAAGAGGGGCAAAAAACTATAACATATTCTGTACAGGGAAGTTTTGGATTAGCAATTTAAAAACTAATAGAAAGAGGTGGCATTTATGTTAAGTATAACAAAGACAACAAATTTAAGCGGTACATCTGTGATTAATGGTCAATCAGCCATGACAATGTACGCGGCTGTACCGGAAACTGGCTCATTGACAATTAGTCAGACAATTACTAACAAGGAATTATACCTTGCAAATCAGACACAGTGTGATAATGATTATGAGAATTTCAAATCAGAAGTCAATAAGCTGTTAAAGAGTGAACAGCAGACAATTGATTCAGATACGACAGACATAACAGGAACAGTAACAGAGTAAATCATCAGAGAGTGCGGGTTTAAGTCCGCACTCTTATTTTTAAGGAGGTAAATTATGAGCTTAACAGGATTTCTTTCATACAGCTGTGTAAACTGGAAACAGTTACCAGATAAAAGCACTCCGCTCAGTGCGGCAAACCTAAATGCAATGGACGCAGGCATTAAGAATAACAATGATATGATTAGCAATCAAGCACCTTAGTAATACTAGGGTGCTTTTTTGATACACATTTTTCTAGGTTTAGGAGGTAATTTATGAGTAAATTATTCGGAATTGACACATCAAGATGGCAGGGAGATTTTGATTTCAAAGCTGCAAAGGATAATGAGGGCGTGGATTTTGCAATCATCAAGGCAGGCGGTGCTGATGATGGTTTATATGAAGATAGAGAGTTTGAGAACAGCTATAATAAGTTGAAAAGCGCAGGCATCCACAAGGGAGCATATTTCTTCGGTAACGCATTAAGCAATGACGAAGCTGTAAATGAAGCCAGATACTTTGCACAGCTCTTAGCAGGCAAATCATTTTGCTATCCGGTATTCTATGATGTTGAAGCAGGCATGGTTACTGGTAACGACCTTACAGATATTATTATGGCATTTCTTGATGAAATGAGAAACGCAGGATATAAGAATGTCGGCTTATATTCATACAGGAACTGCATTAACAATTATGTAGACATTTCCAGAGTAAAAGAAGCGGGATATGCTATATGGGTTGCAAGCTATTCAGATACAGAACCTAGCATTGCTGTTAATTATGACATATGGCAGTTTGGCGGCGGTGTTAATTATCTTAGAGACACACAGATTAACGGACAGACAGTAGACCAGAACTATTGTTATACTGATTATTGCACAGACCATGTTGTTGAAGAAGTTACAGTGCCGGACTATGAGCCAGTACCAGACACTAAGTACCATAAGGGCGACACAGTTAAGGTACTCAACGCAGTTCAGTATGATAACGGCGAGTCATTCAGTACTTACTATGATGAGTACAGTGTTTTATCAGTTAGTGGCAGAAGAGTTGTTATCGGAATTGACGGAGTAATTACCGCCGCTATTGATGAAGATAACATCAGTCTTATTAAGTGCGTATATGACAGCGATATTAACACAGATACAGTAAGCCGAGGCGACGGCAAAAAAGTCAGAGTACTTGATAACATTGATTATGACGGTGTGAGATTTGCGACATATTATGATGAATATGATGTGATTGAAGAGGACGGAGACAGAATTGTTATAGGTATCGGTACAACAATCACAGCTGCTGTCAATATTGCTAATCTTAAATTTATCGGCGGTGCAAGTTCTGATGATACACCTACAGATATCCCATTCAGCGAAGATATTGAAGAGGGTAGTGCAGTGAGATTTGTTGGTAGCACTGATTATGACGGCACACCTATTAAGGCTTGGTTTGATGAGTATACAGTATCAGAAAAAAGTGGAGGCAGAGTTGTACTTGTACATGACGGGGAATTATTTGCAGCGGTCAATGTAGCTGATTGTGAATTAGTCTAACATATAAAATACCGGGAGTGTAATGCTCCCGGTAAATTCTTAATTATTCAAATCTATCATAACAGCCATAACAGCAGGCATTGTTGTTATAGTGCCGTTTGCGGCTTTAAATTCATAATTTCCCTCTAGTAAAGTACCATATACTGTAACATTGTCGCCGACAAGCAAGTTAAAATCAAAAGAATCTCTATAATACATCAAAACAACATAATTATTAAAATCATCGTCATTTTCTCCAACAGATAAGTAGTATGAAGCTATGTACTCGCTTGATTCTTCTCCGTTATGCACATTTCCGTCTTTATCTTCAACTTCTCCGTCATATTTTAATTCTGCTACAATATTGCCTGTCAACTTGAATTCTTTATCAATATACTTATTAGGTGTACGCTTGAGCATTTCAACAGTTATATCATCAGGATATACACTCTTGTCTCTTGATAATAATGTTTCTTGTTCTGTCTGGACTTCACTGGTACTTTCAGCATTACTATCAGAAGCACCATTCTGACACGCCACAAAACTCAATAAGCACATAGCAAGCATAATACTTACAATTCTCTTTTTCATAGGCAAATCCCCTTTAAATTTAATTTTACTAATCATATCACAATACACATAATTTGTCGAATACTGTCGAAACTTGCGATATTTTTAAGTTGATTTTTATATTATCAGTATTTATAATAATAATTGTCCGAGAGATTCGGACGAAATCTTCAAGTTTTGGCTAGGTGGCACTGTTTGATTGGCGTTGGCAGTGTCACCGCTGAAAACTGTTAATCTACTGGGGGTAGGTTGACATGTAAGAACAGATGTTCTATAATAACACCATCGCTACCAGTGTTATATCGTGCAATAAGGGGGATATATGGAGAATGAAGAATATAGGCAGAAGATAATCGAAGAAATCAAAGAAATAAATAGCGTTGAAGTACTAAAGTATATTTACAAAATAATGATGGATGTAATAAAAAAGCCAGTGTAAAAATACACTGGCATACACCTAGAAAAAAGTAAAAAGAAATATATTGCAGTGCGTTACTAATATCTGAGGTAGATTACTTTTTACAAGCAAGCAAACCTAGTCTTGTAACTGTTACATTTTCCAAGGTTTGTGTAATATATCCTTTGCTTGAAAGAGTTTTCATAAATGGCAATAGAGATATCATATCGAGATTTAAAGCATTGGCTATATCGCGATAATCTGTATTGCCTTTCTCATTTCTTTTAGTGATAATAGTTATAAGAACATCATTCTCATTCAGCATATTGTTTACGCTCCTTTTAATAAATCTATTAAGCCGAGAACATATTCTTTTTGTTCGTCATTTAACTCTAAAAATGTATGTATCGAGCGTACTAATCTTCTGTCATTCCTTATCTTAATCCACAAATCAGCTTGTTCCGATAAATCAAGTTCTTTTTCTTTCCCAGTTCTTAAATAATCCACAGGTAATCCTAAAACTTCTGAAATTTTACCCAATCTATCATCTGGAAATGAACCTTTGCGTAATTGACTAATGTAGCCATTAGCAAAACCACATTCTTTTTCTAATCTTGATATAGGAATTTTTCTCTCTTTGCAAATTCCCCTTACTCTTTCTACAGTGTTCATTTGTTTTTCCTCCATTTTTAGAGATTTACCTAAAAAGGTGTTGACAAATTAGAGAACACTCTATATAATAACTTTAGGTTTTAGAGAAAAGCCTAAAGTTAAAGGGAGCATTCTCAAATATGTTTTTGGCAATTCATAGTTTAGAACATTCTCTAAATAATGTCAAGCTTTTCTCTAAATCCTATATAAATTAGGAAAGGAGAAGTCTATGTTTTATCAAAAAATAGTTGATTATTGCAATAAGAACAATCTTTCTATAATGGCATTTGAAAAGAAATGTGGTATCGGCAATGGAACTGTGGGCAGATGGAAAGATGATAATTCATTGCCAGCATTAACCACTATTCAGAAAATTGCAGATGCAACAAGTATTCCCATAGAAAAATGGATTAAGCAAGAATGATAGGCGATTGAAGCGTCGTTTAACTTTGCAAGAAAGGAATGACAATGAAAAAAATAACATTTTCAGATGTTGCATTAGTGATTGCAATACTTACATTACTATTTCAGATTTTTTGTCATTTTATTTTACCAAGATTTTGACAAGGAATGTGACAACGACAGAAAAGAGTAAAAATGGAGAACATTTTATAGCGCAAAGTACAAACAGATTAGAATTTTTGATATTGATGCAATAGAAAAGTGATGGTAGCGGTAAATAGTTGCAAACTTTTATTCAAACATCATTAGTTCTTTTTGACAGGGATAGCGTCCTGTTCGTATCAAGTGTGAATTACCTACCGATTGGCAGTTTTGTCTTTAGCATATTTATTTAATTCTATTGATATAGAAATAAGAGCGTACAGGGTGCAGAAGTCTACGCCACAGAAGTATGAGCCAACCACTGATACGCACAATGCTATGACAGTATCCATACAATCTCCTTTCGGAAAGTGTCTACCATCACCTTTCTATTGTATCAATAAATATAAAGTTTTACAAGTTACAGCAGATAGGAATGAGCAGAATCGCTTAAATGCACCTTAAAAGGTCAAATATATCACACATTATTTAGAAAGGAATGTTTATGGAGTTACAGATTTTTAGCAATTCAGAGTTTGGAGAAATCCGAACTATTACTAAAGATAATGAACCTATGTTTTGCTTGGCTGATGTATGCAAGGCATTGGAAATATCAAATGTAGGAAATGTTAAGCAGAGGTTATCTGAAAAGGGTATCCATACTGCGGACACCCTTACAAAAGGTGGAATGCAGAAAATGACATTTATTAGTGAAGCTAATCTTTACAAGACAATCTTTCAGAGCCGTAAAGAAAGTGCAGAGAGATTTACTGACTGGGTAACATCAGAAGTACTTCCGTCAATCAGAAAAACAGGAGGTTACAGTAAGCCTTTGACAACATCTGAACAGATTAGATTATTGGCACAGGGCAACACAGAACTCACAGAGAGAGTTGATAAGGTTGAAGATAAGATAATCAGTATCGAAGAAGAAACTCCACTTTACGGCTGTGAGATTGAAGAAGTGCAGAAACATGTTAGAAAGAAAGGAATTGAAGTACTTGGCGGAAAGGACAGCAATGCGTACAAAGACGGTGGTATTCGCGGTTCAGTATATTCTGATATATACAAGCAGTTAAAACGCGAATTCGGGTGCGTGGCGACATACAAGAGTATCAAAAGAAAATACTTGGCTGATGTACATGAATTCATTGATACCTATTTGTTGCCAATAGCACTTGCCGAGGTGGTACATGATACAAACATGTAGGAGAAGATATGAAAGAAAAGATAATTAACATATTCGCAACACTAGCAGGAATCAGCCTTATAGCGTTGATTCTAAGACCGGCACAACCGCAAGCTAAGATTAATCAGCAGAGCACAGTGTTAAGTGAATGCTACAACTCACATGTTGATTATAAGGTTGAAACTGGAGAGATAAGTGTTGATGAATATGAGTTGTCGCTTATGGCACATTTACTGATGGGTGAATGCGGAGCGACATGCAACGATGATGAAATGCTATATCTTGCAGGAGCTGTTGTTTTGAATCGGGTACAAAGTGAGTATTTCCCTAACAGCACTGAAGAAGTTATTTATCAGCCAGAGCAATATCAATGTACAGAACTTATAAACAGTGGATTCTATAAAGAACCAACAGAAAGGTGTTGGAGAATAGCAGAAGAATTATTAATAAGCGGATATGACATACCTAGCAATGTGTTGTATCAAGCTGAATTTAAACAAGGTAGCGGCGTTTATAAGAAAGTGCAGAACATGTACTTTTGCTACAAGTAAGGAGTGTTTATGGAAGCAAGGATAAGAGAAGAAATGCTCAACTTGGGTATTCTATCCAATAAAAGAGGTTACATCTACATAATCGAAGCTGTTAAACGGTTCAATTCTTCTATAACAATGGAAGAAATTTACAATAACATTGCTAGTACAGTAGGCAAGTCAAGATGTGCTGTTGAAGGGTCAATTAGAACAGCAATTAAATCAGCTAACCATGATTTATCAGCATGGAAGAATTATGACTGCCTCACAACAAGAGAATTTATTACAACGATGTATTGCAGATGTAAGGAGAGCGCCAATGGGTAACATAAAAAGAATTATTAAGCTGAACAGAAACAGACAGAGAGCTATAAGGGAAAAGGATTTCAGAAAGTTCTATACTTTCAGCTGCAAAATCCATCTGATTGAAAGAATGGATAAAGTACCAATAGGAAGTTACATATTAAAGTAAGGAGAGAAAGAAATTATGGAAAATGAAATTAATAACAACAATATCACATTAATAGGAGTAGTCGAGAAAGAAGCAGAATACTCACATGAAGTATTTGGCGAGGGATACTACATATTCATGATTAAGTGTTTAAGAACAAGTGGCAATGAAGATGTGTTACCAGTGATGATATCAGATAGACTTACTGATATTAGAGAAATCAAGGTAGGACAGGCTGTCGCGGTTTTAGGGCAGATAAGAAGCTTCAATAAGCATACTGACAATATGAAGAGCAAGCTGATTCTAACGGTTTTTGCAAGAGAATTTGAAGTGCTGACACAGGATTCAGAAGAACTGCCATTTGAAGATAATACCAATATGGTTACACTTGACGCTTATATCTGTAAGCCACCTATATACAGATGTACTCCAAAGGGCAGAGAGATTGCAGATATCTTAGTAGCGGTAAACAGACCATATGGCAAGTCAGATTACATACCATGTATAGCATGGGGAAGAAATGCAAGATTTGTAGGCGGACTTGAAACTGGGGAGCATATCCAGATTCAGGGTAGATTCCAGAGCAGGGAATACGCTAAGAAGATAAGCGACAATGAAGTTGAAACAAGAACTGCTTATGAAGTATCGGTAAGCAAGATTGATTATGCAGAGGAGGGCGAAGCTGATGTGTAGTGATATTACAGTTAGAGAGTTAGCAGGTATGGCTCTTGATGAAGATGCGATGTGTCAGATATGGACACCGCAATACGGAACAATCTTTGATAGTTCGTTTAATGAAGCTAAAAATTGTCCATATGCAAATAGCGCAGTTGACAGCTTTCAGATTGAAGATGGTGTATTCATTATGAATATATAAATAAGGAAAGGATATGTTTATGGAAAGAGCAGTTTTAAAAAAAGTAGTGCTTGAAAACTTTATGTGCTATGTACACGCAGAGTTTGATTTTTTTAAGATTACCAAAATTATGGCAGAAAACGGAGAGGGAAAGTCTACAATAGGTTCTTGCATTACCTGGGTGCTTTTTAACTGTGATATAGACTTAAAGGATAATCCAGTTGTAAGAAGAGAAGTTGACGGAGTATCCGTTGATGATATGGACACTTACGGAGAACTTACTTTTGATGTTGGCGGAAAAGAAATCACTATGAAGAAAGTGCAGAAGAGAACTTATAGCAAGGATGGCAGCAGTTACAAGGATGATAACAAGTATTTCATTAATGATGTTCCTAAGACATTAAAGGACTTCAACGCATATCTTGACATTGATATGAGCGTATTCAAGATGTGCAGTAACATCAACGCATTTCTTAATCAGAAGCCGGCTGAAATGAGAGAATACTTATTCAGTCTTATTGAGAATGTGACAGACCTTGATATAGCACATTCTAAGGCTGAATTAGCGGAGTTAGTACCACTGTTAGAGAAGTATTCGGCAGAAGAATTATCTGCTATGAATAAGGCTACCAAGACCAAGATTACAAAGGATTTACCTATCTTTGACGGACAGATTAAGGAAAAGGAAAGAGATATTCAGATTAAGCAGGGCACAGATGTATCTGACCTTGAATTGCTTAGGAACAGCCTTAAAGAGAAGATTACTGATTGCATTGCAAAGCAGACTGACAATGACAAGCTGTTAGCTGAATATGAAAAAGCAAGTGCCAATATACTTGATTTGAAGTTTAAGCAGGGAGATTTATCACGCAAGGCGAATGAGGAGAATATCAAGGCTAGGAGAGTGATTGAGGACAAGATTGCCGACAAGAAGTTTCTTGTTAAACAGACAGAAAAGACTATTGCCGATACCGAAAGCTGTATTGCCAGTTCAGAAAAGACCATTGAGAGCATTAAGGCTTACTTACAGACAGAGCGTGATAAGTGGAAAGAAGAAAATGAGCGTAAGTTTGATGATTCAAGCTTCATCTGCCCTTATTGCGGTAATGAATATAAGGAAGATAAGAAAGAACAGTTAAAGGCTGATTTTGCAAAGCATAAGGCTGATAACTTAGAAGCCATTGCCGATAATGGCAATATGTATAAGGAAAGACTTGATAAGGAAAAAGCTACGCTTGAAAGCCTTAAAGCAGAGCTGCCGCAGCACAAGGAAAGCCTTGTAATGCTGAACACAGCTATTACAGACCTTGAAAAGCAGTTATCCGAACTTCCGCAGGAAATTGATGTGACATCCACAGAAGAATACAAGGCATTTGAACAGCAGATAGCCGAAAAAGAACAGGCTATGCACAAGGCTAATGACATTTCAAGTATCAAGGTTGAATTAAAGGCGCAGGAAACAGCTTTAAGGCAGCAGTTAGCAGAATGTGAAAGCCAGATTGCAAAGTCTGATACGGCAGCAGATGAACAGCGGCTTGAAGAATTAAGGGTAGAACAGCGTACACAGGAACAGAATAAGACTAATGCCGAAAAAATCCTTGATTTGCTTGATGAACTGGATAAGGCAAAGAATGAAACATTGTCTGACAGTATTAACAGCCACTTCTCATTAGTTAAGTGGAAGTTGTTTGAACTGAACAAGTCTGGCGGTTACAAGTCAGTTTGCATACCTACAGTTAACGGAAAATCAATTCTTACAACTATGAGCAATAAGGGTAACAGGATTTTAGGCAGAGTTGATATTTGCAACTCTATTCAGAAGATTAGCGGTATGTCAGTACCTATTATCTTAGATGATAGTGAGAGCCTTGACAGCACTAATCAGAAGAAAGTTGCTGATATGGTCGATAGCCAATTAATTATGCTGATTGTCAATGATAGCGAGAAATTAGAGATTGTGGAGGGATAATATGCAGGGCGAAGACACATATGTACTTACAGTAAGCGATGAAGAAGCAGAAGTTATCAAACAGTTTGTATCAGCAATGGAGAGAGTTACTATTGGCGTAGATAATGATGATATTTGGGATATTATGGAAACCATCGCAAACAAACGGACTTCTGGTAGCGTAACAGGCATAATGATTATGTATGAAGAAAGCGAGGAATAATTATGGCATATAAAGCATTTAACTCAGATTTTACTTGCAAAGGTAAACACTACAAAGAAAACACAACATACAAAGAAAACGGAAATGAGATATGTGAAGCTGGTGTGATGCATTATTGTGAAAATCCATTTGATGTACTGGACTATTACCCTCTTGTAAACGAGAATGGCGAGATTTCAGAATTTGCAGAAGTTGAACCGCTGGGAAAAGTTTTTAAAAGAGAAAACAAAAGTGCAACTAATAAACTTCACATTAAAGCCAAGTTGGGCTTAAAAGGTTTTATTAAGGCTTGTATAGATTTTACCCTGGAGAAAACGAAGATTGAGGAAATTGAAGATGACATAGAAAATGACAATAATTCCGCACAGATAGGTTCAAGTGGAGATTACGCACAGATAGGTTCAAGTGGAGATTACGCACAGATAGGTTCAAGTGGAGATTACGCAAAGATAGGTTCAAGTGGAGATTACGCAAAGATAGGTTCAAGTGGAGATTCCGCACAGATAGGTTCAAGTGGATATTCCGCAAAGATAGGTTCAAGTGGAGATTCCGCACAGATAGGTTCAAGTGGAGATTACGCAAAGATAGGTTCAAGTGGAGATTCCGCAAAGATAGGTTCAAGTGGAGATTACGCAAAGATAGGTTCAAGTGGAGATTCCGCAAAGATAGGTTCAAGTGGAGATTCCGCAAAGATAGGTTCAAGTGGAGATTCCGCACAGATAGGTTCAAGTGGAAATTCCGCAAAGATAGGTTCAAGTGGAGATTACGCAAAGATAGGTTCAAGTGGAGATTCCGCACAGATAGGTTCAAGTGGAGATTACGCAAAGATAACATCCAAGGGTAAACATTCAGTTGTTATGGCAGCAGGCTATCAGTCGCAGGCAAAAGCTAAAAAAGGTAGCTGGATAACACTTGCTGAATGGGTAAGAACGGATGATGAAGATGAAAAAGGCTTCTGTATTTGGATTCCTAAATACGTTAAGACCGAATACGTTGACGGAGAGCGTATCAAAGAAGATACATTCTATAAACTGGTAGATGGCGAATTTAAAGAAGTGGAGGAAAACTAATTATGGCAGAAACAACAGCAGTAGTAGAGAAGAAAGAAGAAACAGCAGTACAACATATTAACAAGGTTACAGATTTTAGTCTTGGAATTTTTGGAACATCCGATAATTTCACAATGGCTTATCAGATGGCAAAGGCATTATCGCAGTCAACATTAGTTCCAAGAGAGTATCAGAAAAGCGAGGCTAATTGTATGATAGCGATTGACCTTGCAATCAGAATGAAAACAAGTCCATTTTTAGTAATGCAGAACCTTGATGTAATACAGGGTAAACCTGGGTGGAACGCAAAAGCACTTATCGGAATGATAAATACTAGCCACAAGTATGACGGCAGTTTACATTTTGAGGAAAAAGCAGATAAAAACGGAAAGCCTTTTAGCTGTATGTGCTACGCATTTGAGAATGGAGAAAGAATTGACGGACCAGTAGTTGATATGGATATGGCAGTTGCCGAGGGCTGGGTTGGCAAGAATGGTAGCAAATGGAAAACAATGCCACAGGTAATGCTTGCATATCGTGCCGCCTCATTCTTTTCAAGAAGATACTGCCCGGAAATTTCAATGGGATTATATACATCTGATGAAATCATTGACGGAGATTTCACGGACAAGAGTTATTCGGTTGGGAATATGCAGGCAGAGGTAACGAGAGAAATATCCGATAATGCCAATTCAGTTGAGTTCAAGGAAGATGTTGATACAACAGCTACAGAAACAACGGAAGAACAGTCAGACAGCACGTTGCCACCATTTATGCAGGCAGAATAGGAGATTAGATATGACAGTATACGAATTAATACAGGAATTAAGTCAGTATAATGCAGATACAGAAGTTAGGTTCAATTTCAAGGGAAATTTTGAAAGTGATGTAAAGGCAACATTTGATAGGAGCAGTGAAGATGACGAACAGGAAGTGACCGCAGAAGTTGAGTTTGATGATGACTTAGATTATGAAGATATTAGTAATTACGAACCAAAGTACTCAAGATGGCAGAAAGACCCATTCATTGTTATTAATTTATCTTATTAGGAGTAAGCCTATGAAATCAGCAAGTTTAGAGCAGATGATGGCTGATATGAATAATGGTACTTATGACTTGACTTGTAACGGAGAATGTATTCAATGTGGCAATTGTTGTAGTAACTTACTTCCTATGACAGAAGATGAAATTACAACAATTCGCAAGTACATTAAAAAACATCATATTAAGGAACACAGACATAATTATCCGACAGCTACACCAACAACGGATATGACTTGTCCGTTCCTTAATGATGATAAGCCAAAAGAAAAATGCGAGATTTATTCAGTCAGACCAAGGATTTGTAGAGAGTTTATCTGCTGTCCGAGCAAAAGACCGCCGATTGATGATTGGGGTTACAAATTAAAGTGTAAGGTAGTTGATGTCAGAAAGGAGTTTTTTGGATGAGAGTAATTTCACAGGACGGAACATTAGATGTTCCTTATGAAATGGTAGTTATTCAGAGGTTCGAAGAAGATGTTTATTTTTTAAACCGTAATTTAACAGGAGTAGAAGACTTGTTTAGTGACATTAGGTTGGCTAAATACTCCACCGAAGCAAAGGCTATTAAGGCTATGAAAATGCTTAGAGAGCAGCACGAAAAGGTCGCTTTTCTTAAAACGATAATAAATACTAAAGAAGGTGCTTCATTCGTAAGCCATTTGTCGGAAAATGATTTTGATAAGATGACACGGAATTATTTCCAGTTCCCGAAAGATGATGAGGTGGAAGTATGATAATTAATAAAAATACTGATTCTGAACACGTTAAATTTATATCATACACAGGTAAGTATCCTAATCTTTGCAGTGGTATTTTAACACTTGAAATTGACGGAAGAACAATCAGATTTGGCAATAGGTATGTAGATAGTACAGTTGATTATCCTAAGTTTTGGGAAAGCGGCGGCAGTTGTTCATTTGACAATAATTGGAACAGCAATGTTACAGACGGAGAATGGCAGATAGATTTTAATGGGATACCTGACTGCTTTAAGAAATATGCAGAGGAAATAGACGAAATATTCAACGCTAATGTGCCTCATGGTTGCTGTGGAGGGTGCTTATGAAGCTTAAATGTATTGCGACAGGAAGTAGTGGCAACTGCTATCTGCTACAGGCAGACAACGGAGAAACACTTATCCTTGATTGCGGAGTCAGCATTAAGGAGATTAAGAAAGGCTTGAACTGGAATATTACAGGTGTTGTGGGTGCGATATGTACCCACAGCCACCAAGACCATAGCAAGTCGGTAGTTGATATTAGAAATATAGGTATTCGTGTATTTAATCCGGCACTTGATATTTTTCTTGATGTGGTGCATTTTGGTGATTTCAAAATTAGGCCTTTTGACCTAACAACAGTAGACGGCAGGTGGACACACACCAACACAGACGGAACGGAATGCCCTTGTTACGGATTTTTGATAACACATAAGGAAATGGGTAAGTTACTTTACATAACCGACACAGAGCTGATTAAGTGGCGTTTCAAAGACATAAACCACATTCTCTTAGGTGTGAATTATGACAAGGATTTAATCGACATGGATAACACAGGCAAAGCTAATCACGTTTTCAGAGGTCACTTAAGCATTGATACAGCTTGCAATTTTGTCAAGGCTAACGATTCAGACAGCCTACAAAATGTCATAATGTGCCATTTATCAAGTGAAAATGCTGATAAGGATAGTTTTATCGCAAAGATGAAAAATGCCGCAAATGGGGCGAATGTGGACGTTGCGGAACAGGGTAAGAGTTGGATTTTAAGGAAAGGAGATGAACCACCATTTTAAGTAATTGGGATGATATAAAAGAACTGATGGATTGCTTTCCATGCAGCGTTATTAACCATAATGGAGAGCTTATAGCGCATATCAAAAGTAACACATATTTTATTTTAAGAGATTGTAACAACAAGGAAGATGTTAAGTGCAAGGTTTTAGAGTGGCTTTCAAGACCTGCTTACAAAACGGAACCATACGGCACAAAGCGAAAGAATGATGAATTTCACAGTTTTATCCTTGCGGGAGTAAATGCTTACCTCGGTACAGATTTTTCAGAAAAAGACATGGAGAAGATTTATACATACCTGGGTAATGCTTGCAACCACAAAAAGACATTGAAATTCATTGAAAGCGGCTACGATATGAGCATTTTGAAAGATGATTAAGGAAAGGAGATGAATGTCCGTTTTGAGAATAGAAAAGCTAATTGAATTTCTAAAGGCGCATTTTGAAAGTGGAATACAAATGTTTGATACGCCGTCAATTATGCCAGATTTCCGAATGCCTATTTATGATAAAGATGACATACTTGTGTTGTTTGCGCCTGAATACGAATATATCGAGATATATGGCATTTCTGATGAAGAATTTGAACGAGTTATGAAAGAAGCAAACGGATATTAAAAATGTGTGTCCGCTTTAGAAAGGAGCAGTAATGGAGAGATTAACGATTAATGAGATAATTGAGCACTGCGACAGAAACACAAGGATGTACGAAAAAGCTTGTGATGTTAAGTATCTCGAAACATCAACTATGAATAATTCAATAAAGGGATACTGGGAACATAAACAAGTTGCTGAATATTTAAGAAAGCTGAAAGAATATGAGGACTTAGAAGAACAGGGCAGACTTTTCATACTGCCTTGTAAGGTTGGAGATACAGTTTGGCAGATAATGGTTGTAGGAGTACAGGGCAAAAATATTCAATATGGTATTTTTAAGGCGGTAGTCACAAAAATATCTGTTGATTATCAGATGAATTTTCTGCTTTCCACAATTACAGAAGATGAGGAAAGATATAGAAACGAAGTAACATCTACAGCAATTGGAGAGACTATGTTTTTTACAAAATCAGAAGCAGAAGCAAAACTGAAAGAATTGAGAGGTAAGAATGAATAAAAGAAAAGCAATATCTAAAAGTACAAGAACATCTGTATATCTCATGTATAACGGGCATTGTGCTTACTGTGGTACAGAAATAGCTTACAAAGATATGCAAGTAGACCATGCAACACCACTTAGGATAGGTGGAGCAGACGACATTTCAAATTACATGCCAGCTTGTAGGAGCTGCAATCACTATAAAGCCACTTTAGATGTCGAGGGATTTCGAAAGTATCTTTCAGAAATACATAAAAGGCTTATGCGTGACAGCATACCTTATCAAGTGGCGGAGCGGTTTGGAATCGTTAAGTATGTGTCTGACGATGTAAAATTCTATTTCGAAGAATTGAGAGGTGCAGAAAATGGCAATTAGAGCATTATTACACATGAACAAATTAAAAGATTTTGAAAAATGGCTTGAAAAACAGGGATATATGATTTTGCCAACATCTAAAAATCCATATGAAATTTTAAGAGCAAAAAAAGATAAAGATACAGTAATTATCTACCAAAAAGGAGACAGCAAAGAGCATTTATCAATCATGGATAAAGATTATCCTTTGATACGCAAGTTTATAACAGAAAGTAAGTCAAAGACCAATGCCGACAGGATAAGGAATATGTCAGATGAAGAGTTAGCAGAGTTTCTTATAGCTTTTAAGAACACGTTTGGCGAAGAATACGAAGGAGAAGCTAGTTGTATGGAATGGCTTCAATCAGAAGTGGAATAGGAGAGAATATGGAAGATAGATATTTATTTAAGGCAAAGAGGATTGATAATGGAGAATGGGTGAAAGGAGCTTTAGTATATGACGGTAGGGATAAGTTGTACAGGATAATTACTGAAATTAACTATTCTACAGGAACTTGCTTAACAACAGATAATGCTCCAAGAGTTGATTCATCTACAATCTGCCGATGTACAGGCTTGAAAGACAAGAATGGAAAGTTAATTTGGGAGAATGATATTCTCCATAATGGAAATTATTTTGTTGTTAAATGGAATGAATCTTGTTCAAGATTTGATATTGTATTAAATAA